GGTAAATAATAAGTAATAATGGATAAACAAGCATTTAAATAGAGAATGCAAAACCTAAAGTCTTACCGGGAGAATAATCCCGGTAAAGGCTATTGGGATTGGAAAGTACAAGCCTATCAGAATGGTGGTAGACATGCTTTAGGTGTTGGTTAGGTATTTGCTTCACTTGCTGATATGTTATTCAATAAGGAAAGAAGAACACCGGCTATGGCAGCTGCTGCATATCATACTATACATCAAACCTAGAATGATCTAGCGTTAGCTCCAGTTGAAGCACCACTTATAGAACCTATAGTAGATGCGGTGAAGAGTGCAGACGAAACTCCATATGATCCAGGAGAAGTATTCTTATTATCTCCTGAAAATCAAAAGAAGCAGATAACAAAGAATCCTAATTACAGAGTAGTGGATACTAACAGTGAGGAAGATCCTTATGGAATTGTAAGAAGAGCTGCTAACTATCACAAAGAAATTCATGGAGAAGTACCTGTGTATGATTATATAGCTGATTCTGATACAACTATTAAAAGAAGTAATTTAATGCCAGTAGGAACATTACCTATGGGCGATTATACTCCAGAATTACCTCATGCTGGTAGCTATAATTCTGTATTATATTACAATGCCGGCAATGATAAACTTTATCAAAGAGCATACGATTTGAATGATTATGGTCCTACTGATACTAAAGACAAAGGAGCTTCTAGTATGTATATTGGACCAGTAAGATGGTTATCAAGACAATTAGATAAAGCAGGTACTCCTTTTGTTCAGAGAACTGGTTTTGTACCTTTTGATGAAGAAAAATATTACAACTAGTTACCTGAGTCTGCAAGAAAGAAAGTAGGTGAATGGCGTAGGCTTAGAAATTCATATGAATATGGTGGAGAAGTAGATGAATTTCAACGTAAGACCAGAAGAGATATAATGCAAGAGTCTTTAGTAGATGGAAGGCCTGATTACAATAAGATGTTCTAGAATCAGAATGAATATCAAAAAGACTTTGCAAACTATTGGTATACTGAGAGAGCTAAGAATCCGAAATATTCAGATTAGATAGGAGGGGATAAACTAAATAGTGTATTATCTAATGTAAACAAAGCTACATGGAAAACTCCTACTGAAGCTATGAGAGATAATATGGTAGGATAGGGTTATAATCCTACAGATGCTCAGATTAATCAACAGCTTAATATACTTAAGGAAAAAGGTACTAAGGGTTTTGCCAATCCAAAGGCTCACAGTTATACTTCATTAAGGCCTGCTAATACTTGGCATGAAGGTATTGGCCATATGGTAGGAGACAATACTCCAGCTATACTTAATGCTGCTCCTAATGTACGCATTAGTAGTCCTGATAGTTCGTATGAAGATTATGTCAATTAGGCTAATGAGAAACACGCACAGACTTGGGACTTTAGAGGTAATAATTCAAATCTGAAAGATGATTAGGGTAATTACTATATAGATCCTAATAGACAACTTACTCCTGAAGATATAAGTAATATGCGTAGTAAAGGAGCTAAGATACCCGAACAATGGGAGTCATTAGAAGATGCAGACATATCAGAACTTACTAATACGTTTGCATATAATCTATCTTAGTATCCTATATACTATATGGCTAATGGTGGTGAAATAGGTGACCCAGATGATGAATTCGCTAAAGCTGTTAATACTAAGTTAGGTAGAACTCCAGATGGTAGACCATTGCAACAAGGCCTTAAGCCTGTATTTGATTTGGAAGATGCAGCTAATTTAACCCCTGTAGGTGATGCTATTGCTGCAAAAGATATGTACAATGCAGCTATGGATAAAGACTGGACAGGTTTAGGTTTAGCTGCTGCATCAATGATTCCTTTCGTTCCTAGTGGTATGCGTAAAATTAATAAGAAATTTAAACAGATACCTAGTGTACATAAAGATACACAACAATTATTGGATGCTAAATTTCAAGAGTTAGATAAATTAGCTCAACGTAAGGCAGATTACGGAAACGAACAATACCGTATTATGGAGAGAGTCATGGAAGATCCTAGTTATATGAATAGAGCCAGAGAAGTAAAATAGAAGTTTGGAGATGACTATTCTATACCATATGCTGATATGTTTATAGCATATAATGTCGATCCTGATGTGCTGCCTAATGTTTAGCTAATGGACGAACTAAAGAAAGCCGGTTCAATGCGGAGAACTGCAGACGGTAAATTTATATACAAAAGGAATCCAGATAATGATTACATTCCAAATACAGCTGAACATGAATTAAGTCATTTTACAGATTTATTAAAATCTGGTAGACCTGATGCTCATGCTGGTAATAATGTATTCTACTAGATGACAAAAGATCTGACAAAGAGAGTAGGAGACAAACACGATGACTATTTTCTACTACCCACTGAATAGAAAGCTCACATGAATTAGCTTAGAGAATGGATGTTTCAAAATGGTTATATTAATCGTAGAGATTAGAAAGTTACTCCTGAATATATGTCTAAGATCATGAAATAGTTAAATAATGTAGAGGGAATGAAAGGTGTGCAAAGAGCAGCTTAGCAGTTTAAGAGTAATAAAACCTTCACCAAATGGTTCAATTCTGTACCATTAATAGGAGCTGGATTACTTGGTGTAAATAAATATTTTACTGGTGAAGATAAACAAGAAAAGTAAGCTTGCGGAAAGAATCAAAAAATAAAATATTAGAACTAAACGATTCTTTAGAAAGCCGCAATAAAGAGTTGTCTTTTTGTAAGAAATATGGATCAGCATCAACGACATATGGCGACGCTTATCCAGATACATCTAAATGGCCTACAAGTAGACAATACCGTATTTTAAAACGTTTCGATAAGAATACATATTTTACAGATAATGAAAAGAACTTCATTATCAATTATTTAATAGAGTGTTTGGTAGACAATCAACCATTTGATTGTTCTAGTTTAGGACCTAATAAATATCTAAATGAGTGATTTAATAGACTATACAGGTATCATGCCGGTCTACCCTATACCTACATACAAGTATGGTGGTATTCATATTAAGAAAAAGAATAGAGGTAAGTTCAATGAGTTGAAACGTAGAACTGGTAAATCAACTGAAGAACTTACACATAGCAAAAATCCTTTGACACGTAAACGTGCTATATTTGCTTAGAATGCTAAGAAATGGAAACACAAAGGTAGAAAAAAGAAATAACAATAATCTAATTATATATAATTATGGATAGTAATACATTGAACGGTTTTGAAGTATTTGAAGACTTCATGATGCCAGGTAGTAATGTAAATAATAATCGTATGCCTGGTAATGAAAATGAATTTGAGGGGGCATCGGAAGAATTGACTGATGAGGAATTGGAAGAACTACGTAAAGGTAATAAAGGCAATAAAGAAGAAGAGGAAGACGTAGATGATCCAAAGAACAAACCTTCTAAGAAAAGTAAACCAGAGGATAACGAAGAGGAGGAGGAAGAAGAGGAAGATAACGAACCTAATAATGACCCAGATAATGACATTGATAATAATCAAGGAGAAGATATTGAAAGTAATGCAGTAACTAGTTTCTTTGAAGCATTATCAGATAAAATGGGTTGGGAATTAGATGAAGATGAAGAAATCCCTCAAACTCCAGAAGAACTAGTTGAATATTTCAAAGATGTTATTGAGGAAAATTCAGTACCTCAGTATGCTAGTGAAGAAGTAGAAGCATTGGATAACTTTGTAAAGAATGGCGGTAACCTTAGAGATTATTTCCAGATTGACGGAGACTTAGACTTAGAAGAGATTAATATAGAAGATAGTGAGGTAAATCAAAAACTGGTTATCAAAGAATTCTTAAAAGAAAAAGGCTTCAATGCTAAACAAATTGAAAAGAAATTGACTAAATACGAAGAAGCTGGTTTACTCGAGGATGAGGCTACGGACGCATTAGAAGCCCTTAGAGACATTAAGGAGCAAAAGAAACAAGAGCTATTAGAAGCGCAAGAAAAGCGCGCTAAGGAGCTTAAAAAGCGTCAACAGGAGCAATTTAATACCGTTGTCAGTGAATTGAAGGGCATGGATAATATTCGTGGAATTAAAATACCTCAGAAAGATAAATAGGCATTATTGGAATATATATTCAAACCCACAGCTGATGGAAAGACTCAGTATCAGAAAGACTATTCCAAAAGCGTGAAGAACTTACTTGAGTCCGCCTACTTTACTATGAAGGGTGACACCCTATTAAAAGCAGCTAAGAGTGAAGGCTCTAATGCAGCTATTAATAAGTTCAAGAATAGTTTGAATAGAACTGGAGTAAGTAGAAAGACTAAAAGACAGGATAACACTAGCACTGAGTCTATGTGGGATTCTTTTGCACGACAATTACGTGTAGATTAAATAACAAATAAATTATAATTTACTAATATTTTATGGATAATAATATTCTGAATAATTTGGTTTTGTACAAAGGCAAACGTTTCTCAGACTTGATTGATACCAATAAAATCTCTGCTGCTTCTCAGTAGAATCCGTATCAAGTTGCTACAGTGTTGTCTTATGTATTCGGAACTAAAGATAATGGTTACAATACTTCCCTCGACATGCTGACTGGCGGTCTTGGTAATGTAATGACTATTGATCAACCGAGCTGGGAGTGGAATGTAATGATTGATGCAGATAGAGCTATTACCATTAGAGATGCTAAATGGAATGGTGCTGCTATCACTGATACTACTACTGCAGGTTTGGGTAATACTCCTATCTATCTGTGGTTGGAAGAAAATTGGTTCGGTCCTACTGCTGTATTGGAATTGGACAATAAGGAATATCAACTGCGTGTTGCTGGTGCACCTTATCAAGATGGTAATCTTTGGGTATATACTTGCTTCATTGCTGATGGTAATCCTACTTCTTATGTTCCTGCACAGTATCTGAAAGCTGGTAGCCAAGTTAATCGTCTTGCTTCTGCTGTTGAGGAGTACAGTGAAGAAGGTGATATCCTGAACTATAGTACTCACTTTAAGATGCGTAACTACCTTACTACTATCCGTATTAACTACGATATCACAGGTTCTGCGTATTCTACAGTAATGGCTATTGCTCTGCAAGATCCTAAAACTGGTAAGAAATCTTATTTGTGGGCTGACTATCAGGAATGGGTTGCTCTTCGTGAATGGTATAAGAGATGTGAACGTATGTTGGTTTACATGAAATCTAATGTAAACAAAGATGGTTCTTGCAATCTGAAGGGTACTAATGGTCGTCCGGTATTCATTGGTGCTGGTCTGTTGGAACAGATTGCTCCGTCTAACAAGCGTTACTATACTCATTTAAGTGCTGAACTGTTGGAAGACTTCTTGTTTGACCTGTCCTATAATGTACTTGGTACTAACGAACGTAAATTCGTTGCTTTGACTGGTGAAATGGGTATGCGCGAATTTGACCGTATCTTGAAGGAAAAGGTAGCCACTATGAACTTGATGGATACAGTATTTGTAACTGGTTCTGGTGATAGCCTGAAGTTCGGTGGTCAGTTCAAGACTTACCAAATGACTAATGGTATTGAGCTTACTTTGAAATATTTCCCGTTGTACGATGATCCTGTTTATAATCGTCAGTTACATCCTGTAACTCTGAAACCGCTGGAATCATATCGTATGACATTCCTTGATCTGGGTAGACGTGATGGTGAGGCTAACATCGTTAAGGTAGTACGTAAGGATCGTGAATTCGTTACTTGGTACACTGGTGGTGCTGTAGCTCCGTCTGGTTACGCTAATTCTAAGAATACTCTGAGATCTAATGGTAAGGACGGTTATACCGTATTCTTCCTTGGTGAAATGGGTATCATGTTGCGTGATCCTCGTGCTTGCGGTGAGCTGATCATGGAAGCTGAAGACTAATTAATGTTTTCATAATTTAGGGGGCTTAGGCCCCCTTTCCTACTAACTTGATAAATCTAATATTATTATTATGGAAGTAATCGTTAGAATCTTAAAAATAAATCCTTGGAGCGGGATTACAAAATGGTCTACTTGTTATGACTATATCGCTTCTTACTGGACTAGATCTGGTAACTTATATACAGGTCTTACTGCTTAGGATGCAGAAAGATTAGAGAAAGAAATTGGTTATCCTAGTGGGCATCTTTCACCCGCAAGTTCATTCTGGGATACGTTTGCTGTTAAATTAGGAAAGAATGATCTTATTCTAAATACAGATAAACCAGAAGACGAACTTAAGTATTTATTCTTGAAAAAACATAAAAGAGTAGCTGATGGATTAAATAATGTAACACCTTCTACTGATTATGTTATTATTAACAAGGATAGTGAAGCTAAAGAAGCTAATAAGATCAATAAGATTAAACGTGAAGCATATAGAGAAATGGATAAAATGTCTATTGAGGATATGCGTAAGTGTCTTAGACTTTATGGTATCAAATCTGATACATTGTCTAATGAAATGGTTGAAGCTAAGCTTTCTGAACAGATTGAAAGTGCTCCGGATAAGTTTATAACAAGATGGGTAGAAAACCCGAATAGAGAAATGAACTTCATAATTGAAACAGCTATCTCTAAGAATATCATACGTAGAAATAGAAGTCAATACTATTTTGGTACAGATATGATTGGTAATGGCTTGGAAGATGTAATAGCTTATCTGAATGATAAGAAGAATCAGGACATCAAATTAGCAATTATGAATGAAATCAAATCTAAATAATGAAAATATCTGATTTACATAAGGCATTTAAAGTTCTCATGGATAAGAATTCAGAGGCAGTCGCTTTCGGTGGCTGCCCCGCATTCCTTCCTGAAGAAATAGATTTATTTCTTAATTAGGCTTATATAGAAGTAATATGTAATAAGTACACTGGCAATAATACTATGAAAGTAGGATTCGAAGGTGCTGTTAAACGTATTGCTGATTTATAGAAGTTAATTAAGACAGATACTGCACAACCTTTAGTATATCCATACTCTAGCTCTAACGTGCTTACTTTATCTAATTTCTTTAAAGATAATCAAGAACTTAAGAGAATGTTCTATGTAGATTGTGTATTACACTTCAATGATGAAGTTGCTATATGTACACTTATAGATCACGAAAAGGCTAAAGGATTCTTATAGACATATAACAATATGCCTTGGATAGAAACCCCTGCAGCAGTATTAGAAGATAATACACTGAAGATATATATAGATCCTATACGTATGTCTGCTGATACTTATACTGCTGATATTACTTATATTAAGTATCCTCAGAATATAAGCTATACAGACTACAATAAGGATATTACTGAGGTTCCTGATTACATATTAAATGAAGTAATTGATAGAGCTGTAGAAATAGCATTAGAGACTATAGAATCTCAGAGAACACAGACTAAAGTACAACTTGATAGCTTGAATGAATAATGAGTCCACGTGAAATGCAAATAGAGGTAGAAAGAAGACTATAGCTGATTAGTCCTACATTAGCTATTGATAACAAACTACCATCTGATACTATATTATCATTTATTAATGAAGCTGTCGATAAGTTCTGGAAGACTAGATATTCAGGTATCAATTTCAAACAAAGAGGCTTCGAGTAGGACTAGAAACGTACTGATGATTTACGTACTTTGGTTACAAAGCACACTTATAAAGATATTAGCATTACTAAGGTTAATCAAGAAACCTATACAGTTACCTTACCTGACGATTATGTAATACTATTAGGTGATACAGCAGGTATAGCTCCTGCAGATGGTATTACTAATGATTGTTGGGAGAAAGACTCGGAAGGTAACTATAAAGTTAAGTATAGCGATACTATAGAAGGTACTATTGAAACTGTAGACAGAATCAAAGAGAATTCATTATCAGAGTATCATCTAAAGTATACTAAAGCTAAACCTATCAAACTCATGTAGGATAATACTATTACTTTATATACTGATGGACAATATAAAGTAGCTGAGTATACTATTGAGTATTTAAAGAGACCTAGTAGAGTAACATTAGTAGGTACACCTACAGATGAATACACAGACCTTCCTGCTCATACTCATATGGAAATTGTAAAGATGGCTGTGCAACTTATATTAGGTACTTTACCAAACTATAATGTTTATTCCAACGAAGTAAATACAATGGAATAACATAACAAGAAAGCGCTTACCAACGTGGAAATCTGAAATAAGGAAAGTAGAAAGTAAGCGGATTTAGACTAAGCGCTTAATATGTCTAATTTTAAAATTTAATTTATATGATCCAAAGTGTTCATACCGTATTGATCGGTAAGAAATGTCCTGCATCCTATATTACTGTAGATGCTCTGGCTGCTGGTGATGTAGCTTTATTTGACCAAAATAAATCTTTGATCACTACTGCTGCTAAGGCTGCTGAAGCTTCTTCTTTGTATGTAGGTGTTGCTGGCGAAAAAGTAAATGTTACAATGCCTAATGGTAGTGTAGCTCAGAAAGCTAACATTGAGTTCTCTAATGAAATTCAGAAAGCTTCTAAACCGTCTGCAGTAATTGGTGAACATGTTGAACCTACTGAAGAAAAGATTACTATTACTTTAACTGATGCTACTATTGTAGCTGGTCACCGTTATGTACTTCGTATTTATTATAAGGATATCTACGAAGCCGTTTGGCAATTTACTCATACTTATGAGGTATATGCTGAAACTGCAACTGCTTCTGATTTAGCTTCTGCTATCGTAAAGAAAATTAATGCTCACAAGAATCGTCGTGTACAGGCTTCTGCTAGTGCTGCAGTTATTACTTTGACTGCAATGGCTAAAGATGATAACGAAGGTGTTGATTCACTGAATGAATACAGCGTTGTATCTATGGAAGCTTCACTGTATGAAACTGTTCCTGGTGCTCTGTTGGCTAATCAACCGAAAGCTGTCCCGGGTGCTGTTATTGCTAAGACGGCAGGTAATCCTGGTAAAGGCTACTGGAAACAAGTTCGTGACGAGGAAGTTCGTAACATGGGCTATAAAGGTCATGTGTTTACTGGTGCATATCCTGAAGTAGAACAGGCTCGCAAAGTAGTAGAAGGTACTTCTTATGACTATGCAGTAATTGAAAATGATAACCTGTATCTGAGTAATGACAACCAATATATTAAGACTACTCCGTTGACTACGGAAGTATACTGTCCTAGTATGGTTGGTTCTATCGTTGATAAAGGTATTCAGTCATTTATCAAAGGTGAAACTGTAGCATAATAAAAACAGTGTTTCAGTGTGCTGACAAGGGCTATGGGGCTAAATAGCCCTGTAGCCTTTTTTTATTTAAAAGTATTAATATGAAGATAACTGGTATAACAATAGTAAAACACAACATAGTAGTAGAATTAGATACAAAGATACCTGATTCAGTAGATTCAAATTTGTATTTATATATAGACACACTGAATAACTATTCTAACAGGAGTTCAGTAAATCCTGATAAGCATTCATATAAATTATTAGTATTAGGTACGGACTATAGCTCTGATGTAAAGATTGACGAATAGAGATTATCTATAGTAATAGATTCTAATAAATTAGAAAATATGTGTATGAGTGCGTTTATTGCTACTATAGATAATTCAAGTCAATTCTTTTTCAATCAAGCTGATATATATTATAAAGAAGTAGAATTACTATGTAAGAACTGTAGTACTTGTTTAGATGATCAGCAAATAGATAGAATGATATTGTTTTTATTGAAACAAGATCTGTTAAGTTACGCTATCAATAATAACTTAATAGACGATGCAGTACAGTATTATACAGATATAGCTAGAATGCTAAATATATGTTTAGATACTAAAACTACATTCTACAATAACCACGATTGCTTTGCTTGTAATAAAACTTGTAGAAACGGAGTTTGTTCATTATGCTAATAGATGATATATATAGAATAGGTAAAGAGTATAACTTAAAAGTTAAGTACAACTCTAATCAAGGTATACCTTGCATACGTAAATGGGTTTGTGCTAATCATATTGCTCGTCTATTAGAAAGTGATTTAAAGTTTACAGATGAACAAATAGATTGTCTTAGAGCATTGATAAGCAAGTTAGTACATCCTTTGGATGAAATGTGGAAGGATACTTCTGAAACTGATGATAAAGCAATACTGCTAGAACAAAGTTTAGGAGTAGATTTAGGTATAAAAACATTCTATGACGAACTTTTAATTTGTGAAAAATGACTCCATTAGAAGAACAAGTACAGAAAAATACCACATCTATTAAGACTATATCAGATAGTCTAATATAGTATGCTAAAGATACAGACTTAGATAAGTCTAATGAGAATATATCAGCTAATACATCTGATATAGAAGAATTACGTAATAATATAGGCAGTCTACAAACTCAAATTAATCTATAGAATCGTATTGAGTAGATGAAGGATACTAATATAGTAGATGCTGCTAAATTAGACTTACTTTAGTATGACGGTAAAAGATGGTCAAATATTGCTGCTAATAAGGTAGTTACTGGCTTACTTGGTAAATTAGTTGATTTACAAGATGTATCTATTAATAATTTACGTAATGACAACGCATTAGCATGGGATAGTGAATTATAGAAGTGGACTAATAAGAACCTGAATACAGAGATATATGATGATGTATTCTTAAGTAAGATTAAACCTGATTCTACTGCTTATGAAGTGTGGTTTAAAGAATCAGCAATATTTGGTCAAGAAGGTTTTGCATCAGGTCTTACAGGATTTGGTGGTAAGATTGATAAATATGGTCATGCTGAATTTGATAGTCTTACTTTGCGTAGATTCCTTGAAGTACCTGAATTGAGATATAACCGTGTAGAAATTCAATTAGGTGATAAATGGAATGCTCCTGGTGCAGGTGTAATAGAAAGTGTAGAACAAACAGATGAATATTCAGGTGTTATTACACTGAAACTAGAAGAAGGAGAATACGGAGCTGTATCAATGGGTGACCTATGTATGGGTATATACCATTCAGAAAAGACAGATGAAAATGCTGAAAATGATGAAGATGATGGTAGAGGTAATAGAAAGTTTGCAGGTTTCTATACTGTTTACTTTGAAGTTACTAACATACTAGATGCACAAAATAAGAAATTTGGTTACAAGCTTAGACCAGTAGATGATTATTGGAATATGACGTTTCACCCATGTGCTCAAATGAACTTTGTTGCATATGGTAATAAAACTAATGTAGATCGCCAAACATCTTGTTACTCAACTCGTACTTATACACGTTACTTAGTAAACTAGAACACTTGGGATTAGAGAGCTAAAAACATTGCGATGCAATTTGGTAATCTTGATAACCTCAATATGTTTGGTTACGATATGAGAGGATATTCAGCATATCTTAATTCAGTATACTTTACTGGTACTATCACTCAAGTAAAGCCAAATGGGGAAGAGATAAGATATGCTAATGATAGAGGTCCTTGGGAACCAGATACTCATTATGACTACTATGATAGAGTAAGTGTATTAGGTTACTTATGGTTATGTGTTAATATAAATGGTACTGATACCAAACCCAGTGATAGTAATCCAGATTGGTTAATGCAAGTATCTAAAGGTGATACAGGAGAAGGGCTGATAGTACGTAGATCTGAATGGTGGCCTGGTAGACTATATTGCAATGAAAGCGAAGTATCTCCAACAGTACAACCACTGAGATACTTAGATATTGCTTTAATTAAAGATTTAGGAACTTCTACAGGCTATAAGGCATACAAATGTATATCTACTATAGATAGAGGTCACGGACAAGGCAAACACTTATCTTCTAGTGATAACAAGCCTGGTACTCCCGGTGGAGTTGAATATTGGGAAGAATTAGCTCAGAATGTAGCTAGTATTTATACTGATTTGATTATAGCTAAAAATGCTAAATTAGACTTTATTACTGGTAACTCATTAAGAGTTGGTTATCAAACTGGTAATACTACTAATGATTTTCATGTAGTAGCAGGTATTACTGGTGAAGGTGGTAATGATAACAATTCTGTTCGTATATGGGCCGGTACTACTGAAGAGAATAGGGCTAACGCTCCATTCTTAGTTAGACAAGATGGTAGAATGGTAGCTAATAACGCATCCATAAGGGGAGAAATAGAAGCATTATCTGGTACTATTTAGTCACTTGAAATTACAGGTGTGCTATTTGGCGGTACAGAGGCAAACGGAATGAAACTGTTCTCTAGTTATATAAAGTTTAAGGAAGGTAAAAGAGAAGCATTAATAGGTACCCCTAATTCTTTAGGTTACTCGTACTTTGGTTCTTTTAAAAGTAATGCTAATGATTTTGACGTTGCATAGATAAATGATGGTCTGTACTTTGATATTACTGGCAGTTTAATTCGTAATATGGCAATATACGGCTCGGGAAGTTTATCATTATATGGAGATGTGGTAGGTTATAAACTTAGTTATGCTACAAATCCTTCTGAAAATTAGATACTGTATCAGCAATATTCAAGGACTATATTTATAGGTAGTAGTGTTAGACGTATGTGGTATGGATTACCACATCTTGATAGTGTAAAAACAAAGTTAGCCATACAAACTCTTGAATGGGCTGTTCCTGTAACATTTGTTTATAACCCACGTAGTAATCCAAAAGAATGCAATATATGGGGTAGAGGAAATAACGACAGTGATTCTAATAGACCTATATTATATGATAATAATGGTAATAGAATAGAATGGATTACTGTGAATGCAGGAGATGTTATGGATTTTCTATTAATATATTCACAAAACAAATATTATGCAATACTTAGAAGTAGATCTATTTAATTATGAAAATAAATTTTGCACAACTAGAAACATACACAGACATTCAAAAGACAAATAAGATCTGTTTGGATGCTAGACAACAATTAGGTGAATTAATTTATGAAGTAGGTAGTGGTATTAAAGCTCATTCTTTAGCTTTAAAGATATATAATTCTGAAGGTGAGCTAGAATATACAGATGAAGAAGTACAAGTTATTATGCAATTTGTAAATCAATACTGTAAGCCTGCTATCATAGATGCTATGAATGCATTAAAAACAGAAGACAAGTAATATGATTACAAAAGGAATTAGAATAAGTTAGTTAGTCGAAAGGAAAGATCTCAATGGTAAAGAAATAATTCCTTTTCAAGATGGCATTCACAATGGTAAAATGTCTATTGATTCGTTAATAGACTATATAGGAGATGTATCAGATAGTGATATAGACCTACAATCGTTAGTAAAGATATAGGAGTTTGTAGATACAGTATCAGAAATGAATACTCTACTATATCAAGCTAAAGAGAATGATATTTATTATTGTAAAGAAAATAAGAAACTATACATTAGAAGATTCAATGAATGGGAGATAATAGATCCTCTTAATTCTAAAGTATATGTTCTAGTAGGTTTAGATGAATATAACCGTACTAATATCATACATCTCTGGGATGGTAATGATATGGTAGTAATGTCTGAAAGACTATTTCTTGGAGAAACAACTGGTACTGCTTATGATGGTGGTAAAGGAAAGGCATTAGCTGATATAGTAAGTAGAATAATTATTGATGGAGATGGTACTAAGTATCTATCTGATGATGGTACTTATAAGCTTATTGTAGCAGATACTGCTGAAACAGTAAAGACCACAGATGAAATACTTGTTGCAGGTGGTCCATTAGCTGATTTACTTAATAAAGCAGGTATTAATAGTATCAGCTCAGATACTAGCATGCAGGACTTATTTATATCTTTATTTACCAAAGAATTATGGCCTACTAATCTTGTATTCAAAGAAGGTACGGTTAGTGCAGCCATTGCAGCTCCTTCATTCACATTAAGTAGTACAAACTTAGTAGAAGTAGGTGCTACTGTTACTATTGGAAAGACTACTCTATCTGTTGCTACTATGTCTACTACAGCTAGAACATACAGTGGATTTACTTATGGTTATAGTTCTACTAATGATAATACTAAGGATTCTTCTAATACTACTATAACAGTTAATGCTAGTAACGCTGCTCTAAATTCAGTTAATTATACTATGAAGCGTACTACTAATGGTAGTGTAGAGAATGCTACTGCTAATACTAATCCTGCTTAGGTTACTTTAGATAGCAAGACATTTAAAGCTATTGAAGGTACTAATACAGTAAAAGTAGATATAACTGGGCCTACAGCTAATGCTACATTTGCTTCTATGCCTGTATATTATGCATGTAGTAACTTAGGTAAGACTAGTGAAGAACACAAATCAGTAGCTAAAGATACTATTACTAAGACTAGCTCAACTCCTTCTAATTCCAAAACATTGAATGTTACAGGAGTATATCCTTACTATACTAATAAGGATAATATTACAACATTTGCCAAATTAGGACTGACTACTAATAAAACATTAGATGTTACATTTGTAGCTGAAACAGCAAGCAATAAACACGCATTTAAGATACCAGCTAAGTTCAATGTAACTAAGATTACGCTGTTGAATACACTTAGTGGTAAGTATGAAGACTATAGTGTTAGTAGATTCTCTGTTACTACTGAAACTATAAATGTACAAGGCACTGATGTACAATATAAAGTATATACTCGTAATGATGGAACTAACGGTTCATCTTCATTTAAAATAACATTTGCTTAATTATGAGAGATAGAGGAACGTTTAATTTTAGTGGTAATCTTGAAGTAAAGAAAGATGCCCCTCTCGAAGCTAGATCGTTAGTTAATTCATATGCAGATCTAGTAAAACCAGAGACCTGGACAGATGAATAGGGAGGTATATGGAAATATGACTGTATGTTAGTTTCCTGTAAAGATAGACCTGGTAAAGTATATCAATTATCACCTGGCGCTGACTATACTAAAGAAAGTAGTTGGATTCTTATAGGTGATACATCTGAACTTAATAACAAAGTACAAGAATTTATAGATAGTAAAGGAGCTCCAAATGGTTTAGCTTCTTTGAATGAAAGTGGTATTATTCCATCTGCTCAATTACCGTCTTATGTAGATGATGTAATAGAAGTTGATACTTTTAGTAATTTACCTGGTACTGGTGAATCTGGTAAGATATATATAGTACAAGATACTAATTTAACTTATAGATGGTCAGGTACTGCTTATGTTGAGATATCTAAATCATTAGCATTAGGTGAAACTAGTTCTACTGCATATCCTGGAGATAAAGGTAAAGCTACTACAGATAAATTGAACAAAACATCTAATAAAGTAGTTGTTGGGCCTATTACTGTAAATCCTTCTACTGATAAGGTAGTATTAAAGTATCAAACTCACTTTACATCTACTAATTCAGATAGTGAAGATAGTCATACAATTAATGCTGCTACTACATCTCAAGCAGGGGTGATGACATCAGCTGATAAGACTAAATTAAATGGTTTAAAAGATCAAGCTGGTATTACTTCTGATATTGATGCTGTATAGACTAATTTAGAAACACATATTAATAATAAGTCTAATCCTCATGAAGTTACTAAAGATCAAGTAGGATTAAGTGAAGTAGATAATACTTCTGATGCTAATAAGCCTATATCTACTGCTACACAGAATGCTTTGAATAGTAAGTTTAATGCTTCTGACGGTAATGCTTTAAAGTAGACAATAGAAAATATGCCTAATCTTGTAGTTACTGAAGGAAGGTTATCGCATAAAAATGACGGGATATCACTTAGTTTAATACAACAAGATCTTAAAGACTAGGCTAATGACGATTCAATTCTGTTAAAATTTAATCCTGCAACTGATAGTACAGCTGGTATTATTCTTCCTTCAGATAAGACCAAAATAGATAAAATAATTACTAATGGTAATGGTACTAAATACTTATCTGATAATGGTACTTATAAAGAAGTGAGTGGAGGATCTAGTAGCTCTGATATAAATATAATAGAATTACAAGATATTAGAGATATTATTAATATTGTAAATCATGAAAAAGATGCAGCTTCTAGTGATATAAGTTCAGTTTTTGGTGGATCTGTTAATTTTAGAGCTATAGTTGACGATATAATAAAAACACATACTAGATATTTTTTTCATGTTAAAGATACTCCAGATACTAACTGTATACAGTTATCAGGAGTAAATGCTTGGAAGAATTTAGATAGCACTCAATATGAACTGCACTTTATTTATAACTATTATATTTCAGATGGTAATCAGAGGGTTTGTAGAAGGGTGAGTGTAATTGATAGCAATAATACCAATAGTAATTTATTTATTGTAGAAAATGTAAATGACACGTATGTTCTATCTAAAGATAGAGATAGACGTAAAATGGTATCTTTAGTAGGAGAAGGCTTTGATGAAAGTCATTGGTATCCTGTATCATTTACAGCAGACCCAAATGCCATTGTTCCTCCTTGTAATTTAGTAATTTGGAACAGCCTTAATAATGATTCTGCGGGAATAAGCCCTAAACCATCTTGGGCTACAAATGATGGAGGTTTTACATTGCATGTTGATATGTCAATTATTGGAAGTGGTTGGGGTCAATATGCTAATGCTAAAAATAAATTAAATAATTATGATGGAGAATGGGGAGGAGAAACAGCAGTTGGAGAGATGCGACAAACTGCATAGACTTCCACATTCTATATATATTTAAGAGGTGGAGCTAATTATTTTTATACTAGCGACTATGCAGATTTAAAAATGACCGCTCATTCCTCTGAAGTATTAGATGGGTATAATACGTATTCTATAAAAGATACACAAGGAGATATAAAAGATTTCTTTACTTACGTTGAGAATGACTTATTCGATGAAGTTAAGAATCTACAAATAGTACATGATAACGAATTCAACTTTGCAAACAATAGCATTGGAGAATACGTATGGATTAACTATAGATCTAGATATAATGCTGTAACTTCAGCTAAAGCAGTATATATAGGCAATGGTCAAGCTGGTGCAGATGGAGCATATGGTGCTGTACATGCATCTGGATTCTTTAAAGAATCTGATATTAGATTGAAGTCTGATATAGCTCCTTTAAAGCATACGTTAGATCAAATATGTGAAATACCTACTGTAGAGTTCAATATGCACGATAAACATCAAATAGGTACTATTGCATAGGATTTAGAGAATAACTTTGCAGAAGTAGTTAATACTGATAGTGATGGTATGAAGTCTGTAGATTACTGTATGTTAGGAGTAGTAGCTATCGAAGGTATTAAGTTACTTAAGTAGGAAGTAGAAGATTTAAAGAAACAAATAGAGGAGTTGAAGAATGGAAAATAAGGCTATTCAAATTGAACCTAAGGCTGCTACAGAAATGTAGAGTTGGACAAATATTTACGATAGAGTACCATCTCAATATAGACAATATGTAAGTTATCCTACTACAACTATGAAAGAATGTCCTTCTAAGGCAGAGATAAATAGCAAACTTACTCATGCTTGTACTACAGATTCTAATGAATTAGCTGACTATAGTTCTATTATGTTAAACTTCTCTGAAAGAGAGGAATTAACGGCAGATTCGTTAGCCGAAAATTGGATGCACAATAGTACTACATAGAGAGATATTCAATTGAGATACGGTACTACTATACTGCTTAATTAGTTCGCTATACACCAAAATATTCAAGATTATACTAGTAATTACGTTACTAAAATTACAGGATAGTCACAATACTTTGAAGTGTTGTAGTTAGATAGAGGAATACTACGTGTAAGACCTTTATATAATAATTAGACAAACATGATGAAAACTTGCACAGTAGCTGTAACTGCTATGGGTAAAACTACATATATATATCTGTCACAAGACGCAAATCCTTTTAGCTAAATAAATTACTATGGAACCTACTAATGAATTAATAACTAAAGCAGAAGCTAATGCAGAAGGATTCAGCATTGGTTCTACTAATGAATGTATGACTAAAGCTGAATTTATTGCTAATTTACCAACCCCCCCCCATTTCTCATATGACTTTCCATTGGGAAATAAAAGGATCATTGTAATAATAAATGGTAGCATTGCATCTAAAACTATACAGATAAATGATGATACAGTAGTACTTAATCCTAAAGATGTATGGACAAAATCTTATTATGACACTACTCCAATAGATGTAATTACACAAACAAATTTAGAATTCAGAATGATTCATTCAGAAGGTGATTCTAAAAACAATAATTCACAATGGATTTTTCCTGATGAAAATTTAAATGCACAAGCTGGAAACTATTTACTAACTGTCTCACAAACACATAAACTTTATCTAGTATCAGTATTTTATATTACACAGTAAACAATAGAAATAATGAAATATTTTACAATTGAGGAAATGACAAAGTCATCTACAGCAAAAGCTAACGGTATAGACAATACTCCTTCCTCTGAAGGAGTATTAAAGCTGTAGAAGCTAATAGAGGCTGTTTTAGACCCTTTAAGGGAATGGTATGGTAAACCTATCAAAGTTAACTCAGGGTATCGCTGTGAGGCTTTAAATAAGGCTGTAGGTAGTAAAGCTAAGAAGAGTTAGCACCTATACGGCGAAGCAGCTGATATTACTGTAGGTAGTAAGACAGAAAATGAGAAGTTATTCAACTATATTAAGGATAATCTTCCATTTGATCAGTTAATAAATGAATCAAACTTCTCTTGGGTTCATGTATCATATAGAGAAGGGAGATTACGTAAACAAGTATTAGCACTATGAAAACAATCCTATATCAGCCTTTATTTATAAATCCTTAGGCATACTTTGTATTTCCTTAGTTGTATCATATAGAGAAGGGAGATTCCTATATTGAACCTGCTAATATTACTGGGTAGCTTATTATAAATGATTTAACCAAAGTCTTAACTTCAACTCCTACATTAAATGTAGTATAGGATACTAATTAGGTTGATTTTGGTTTATTCAAAGGTAAACATATACGCATTAGTCAATATACTAATATAGGCGCTGTAGTATTAGGTGAATGGTATATACCTGGTACACCTACACCACCTGAACCCGAACAACCAGATTGGTTTAAGGAAAGTATAGTTGCTTGGTATTCTCCATACTGTAAACAGCGTATGACTAACTATGATGTGATAGAGGCGTATGTAGAAGATTTTACTAATTGGAATTATGTAAAAGCAAGAGGAGTTGCAACTATTAGCCAACATAAATTCATAATAACAGAATGTATTCTAAAAGGTTTAAGTATTGTAGAAGATATTCAAGAACCATATTCCAATTTAACTGTTCGTATTATTGGTATAACTGATAATCAAGAAGTTTTAATTACCGATTATGTTAATGGGAAACACCAAATCATTAATACTATAACAGAAGACGGAATATATACTATTGAAGACAGACATCATTTTGTAGGCTTTGGATGTAATTTTGTAGGTACATGTAATATCACTATTGAGCAACTTCCTACTTCTATTCTAAAAGATTATAGTGGCAATAAACATGATGCTTATTTATACGGTTTTAAAGGTAGATTGAATAGTGGTGTTGGCATTTATGCTCAAGACTTTACAAAATGGATTTTTGGTTCTGCTATTCATAATATAAGTACAAAAGCTCATAACAAACTTCATATTGTTAAAAAGAATCCTAATAATTATTTTGGTTATACTATTGGTATTCAAAAAGCCAATTATTATAATAAACCTTATAAACTTAAGTTTAATTTTAATAAAGAAATAGATGATATTAATTTTAGTGTTGTTTCTACTGATGGTAATTTAATTACTACTCAATGTTTTTCGGCTATTATAAATAATGGTTCTGTTGTAGATGTTCCTATTATAAGTGAAGAAATATTTAACAATCAAAAAGAACCAAATATTTATTATGATTTTGGTACTAATAAAGATATTGAAATTGACGTAGAATTAATTCCTGATTATCCTAATCAGCTTTGTTATGATGGTAAATCTTATGCAGTTGCTTATGGATTACCTATTCTAACTGATTATACCGTTATTGCTGATAGAACTTGGTTTGCTGAAAAAGTTGATAATAGTGTATTTATGTCTAAAGCGTTAGAGCAAAATGGTGCTTTTATTTTAGAATATAAACAAGGAGATAAATGGAATACATATTCATATTATTCAGCAACTAATATAAATATAGATAAAGATAATTCTATTGTTTATCAAACTAAAAATAAATATAATGAACAAACTATATATCCTGGTGATAAACAAGATACTGATACTTTATTTATAGGAACTATTAGGAAAGATGATTCAAGAAGTTTTATTGGTTGTCATGGAGATATTTTGTTATTTAATCGTACTCTTACTGATGATGAATTATCTGTTATAAAAGAAGTTGTTTTTGGCATTAGCGATATTAAAGATGCTCTTTTAACTGTTGATAAGAAATATATTAAACTTAATGATAACAATTATATTAAACTTAATAAATAAAGCTATGGAAGGAATATTAATATCTGAATTAAAAGAAAAAAAATAATTGACGGAAAAGAATTAATTCCTACTGAAAGCGAAAATCAAAATTATTATATTGATGTTAATAATCTAAAGAATTTTATTAATGATATAGAAATCACAGATTACAATTTATTGTTTGACACTTACGAAAATAAAGTTTGGCTAAATGGTGCAATTGTACATGATGGTATACTACAAAGAAATTGTACATCTATTGTTCCTCTTGATAGAAATAATAATATTTATACAAATACAAGTGGAAATGCTGACGTTGTTTTCTTTGATAAAGACGGTAAATACATTTCTACGCTTAATTTTTATAATAACAAACCGGTTCTTAAAGAAAATTTTCCTGAAAATGCTGAATTAGTTGCATTTACATATTATAGAGATAGTATAATGACTGATAAATTCTTTGCTTCTGCTAAGAATAATTATAATTTGAAACTATGTCAGTCCACTATTCTTAAAAAGAAAGGAACTCGACCTGTTGTCAATATCAATCTTAGTGATAGTGAGGAAGAGATTTTTCTTAAATTAGCTTCCGCTTATATTACTCAGGATTGTGATGTCTATTTTGAAACTGGTGAATATACTTTTATAAAGATATTTGATTTGATGAACACTAAATATGATTTTAGAACTGCTGTCGAATTACCAATCGGTGGTAATTGTAGATATTTTTTCAATAATTCAACTCTTATTTCTAAATGTGATAGTGCTTCTGAAATAGTATATAGTAACCAATCTTTATTCGGGACTCAAAGAATTGGCTTTAATTCTAACTACGAGTTACATGATGGACATCTTATTCAATATGATAATATTTATGCTATTCATGATGAAGGTTCAGGTGCAGATTCTTATTATAAACACGTGTATGACAATTTGATTGTAGAATATATTCAAGGCGAGCATACACAATATCTTTCCAAGCCTTTAGGCTGTGGCAGTAATTTACACATGGATATTATTATAAAGAATTGTATTTTTAAAAATGGCAAAGAAAATGTATCCGATGTCAGTTGGCATTTTGTTGATAATGCAAATTGTAAATTTACAATAACGGGTAACCGTTTTAACTATAGATTCTCTTTCGATTCTGATGTTACGAAATGCAATGTTCTATTCACGAATAACAGCCATAAGGAAGATAATATATTCGCTAATGCGACTGTTGTGCAATTCAATAATGTAAAAGAATAATGAAAAATAATATTATTGGATCTATATTTTATTTGTTAGTAACACTAATTACAAATTATAGTACTAGTTTACTCATGCTATTTATTAAAGAAAATAGTGATCGCTGTCACTATTATAATGGTAAATGGAATAAAAAAGACTTAGCAATTGGAATTTCATCTATTGTATTGGGGTCTATTGCTAAATATTTTATAACTTTAATTTAATAAAACTTATGATAAAACAAGAGAACCCTAACTTCGTAGCATCTTTTTATGCTCCCAATCCTATGGAAGTAACTTATTGGATTGACTTATCTACTGATGCTAATGGTAATGTAATTAAAAGTTATACAGGCAATGACTGGTTACCGGTTAATTACTTTACTAATACTGACTAGAGTGTAGAAATAAAGAAACTGAAATAGGAAATTGCAGATGAGGTAAATAGAGCTAAACAGGCTGAACAGAAGTTAACCAATGACCTAAACGGTAAAGCAAACAAGTCTACTACATTGGCAGGTTATGGTATTAATGATGCTTATACTAAATTAGAAACAGATGCTAAGGCTATCGAAATAGCACAAGCCGAATGTGCCAGATTAGTTGCCTCTGCTCCTGAAACTTTAAATACATTAGATGAAATAGCAGCTGCATTAGGTGACGATCCTAACTTTGCTACTACTATAACTAATCAATTAGGTACTAAAGCAAATAAGTCTGATGTATATACTAAAAGTGAAGCAAATAATAAGATAAATACTGCTGTAGCTAATAAAGTAACTTCTACAGATGTTACGCAGATTAAAATAGTAGATGAAGTACCTGAAGTAGGTAGTTAGACTCCTGGTATATTGTATATTAAACTTTCAGCTTAATTATGGGACAAGTTGGTTTAAATAATTTAACATTCCAAGAAGTTGCTGCTAATGGGAAATCCGTTCAAGAGATGTGGTTGAACGGTTCTTAGATATATGCTGCAGGTGACTTATGGTATGGAGTACGTTTTACAGGTAGTAGTCCTGATGGGGTAAGAACTGGTAATATGCAAATGCATAAAGACCTACCAGTACAATCATTATTCAAAGGCTGTAGACTTACTTCTGATGGTACTATTAAATACTTTAATGCTACAGATTGGGATCATTACGAAGATGGTTCTGAAGTAACTAATAGCATTGAAGATGGTAATGATATGGTTGAATTACCTGATGCATATTATACTGTGGTAGTACACGGAGACTATGATTGGGAAATCAGAATGTCTTTGTATCCCTTAGAAGGATATACTAAGTTTAGTAAGAAGTATTGCTCTGCATATGAAGCTTATAGGGACGGCAGTACTTTATACTCAATTAGAAATCAAGTACCTACTGTAAATACTAATAGAACTACTTTCTTGACACAAGCTCGTAATGATAGAAGTAACAGTTATGCTATCTATACTTATGAGATACATAAGTTTATTACTTGGTGTTTTGTAGTTGAATATGCTACCCTTAATAGTTAGAAAGCAGTTAATACTGCATTAACTGAAGAAGGTTATCATCAGGGTGGGCTTGGTAATGGTATTACTAATGGAACTAAGAAAGAAAACGGCGCTAATAGATGGGCTTTTGTACCTACAGGTACTACTAATTCATTAGGTAATAGTTCTGGTCAAGTACAGTATTCATACGTTAATACAGATGCAGAAGGTACTGAAACACAAGCCAGTCAATACGCTAATAGATATAGAGGTATTGAGAATCCATTTGGTCATATATGGAAGAACTGTTGTGATATTGTTGTAACAGGAACAGACAATAAGACATACGTCACCAACAACAAAGAGAATTTTGGCATAGATAAATCGTTATATGAAGACAGTGGTTTAACTACTCTAACTACCAACGGACAATGGGTTAAACGCATTACAAACAATGCAGCTGCTGACTTATTCTGTTAGGAAGGTGGAGCTAATTCTACTACGTATTTCTGTGATAGTTATTGGACGAATGCTGTAGAAGCTGACAGAACTTTACTGTTAGGGGCTTACGCGGGTGTTGGTTCCGATGCGGGTTTCTTCTTTCTGAATTCTCGCAATGACCTTGGTCTTGCGTCTGCTCATGTCGGTACTCGTCTGGTATATATCCCTTAATTATTAACAAATAGGTTGTCGTTCTGGATTGAACAAGTAAGTTAGATAGGGGCTAACACGAGTAATAGTTCCAATGCAGGTTTATTCAATCTGAATTCTAACAATGACCTTAGTAATGCGAATGCTAATGTCAGTACAATGAAGCACGATTATCAGAGAACTATCAGTGATTTTCAGATTATTTTTGAGGAACGAGACCTTGCCTCTTGGCAAAAGATAACTAATCTAAACGAGTGTGTTGGTAACTTCGGTGAAGACTCACTTAGGTGCTTCAGATGAAAAGATATAATAATTTATTTGAAAAGATTGTTTCAATAGACAATCTATATTTAGCTGATAAGAAAGCTAGAAAGAATAAGAGTAATAGAAATGATATTAAGGAGTTTGACAAGTATAAAGATAGTTTATTGGTTAGATTACAAAGTACACTGATAAATCAAACTTATACTACCTCTAAGTATGATACATTTATAATTAGAGAACCTAAAGAAAGACTTATATTTAAATTACCTTATTATCCTGATAGAATTGTTCATCATGCTATTATGAATATATTAGAACCAATTTGGCGTTCTGTATTTATTACTAATACTTATAGTTGTATTAAGAAGAGAGGAATTCATAAGGCATTATATGATGTACAAAGCGCATTGAAAGATAAATAGAATACAGTATATTGTCTCAAGTTAGATGTAAGAAAGTTTTATCCAAGTATAGACCATGAAATATTAAAGTAGATAGTTAGAAAGAAGATTAAAGATAATAAGCTACTTGCATTATTAGATGGTATTATAGACTCTGTAGAAGGAGTTCCTATTGGTAATTATCTTTCTTAGTTCTTTGCCAATCTTTATTTGTCATACTTTGATCATTGGCTTAAAGAGGATAAAGCTGTAAAGTATTACTTCAGATATGCAGATGATATGGTAATACTTCATAGTGATAAAGAATACTTAAGACAATTACTTGATGAAATAAGAGAGCAGTTAGGCACACTTAAATTAGAAATTAAAAGTAATTATCAGATATTCAGAGTAGAAGATAGAAGTATATCTTTTGTAGGATATAAAATCTATCACGATTATACTCTGATTAGAAAGAATATTAAACACAAAATGTGTAAGAAAGTTGCTGCTATGAATAAACTTAAGCATATGACTTATAGTGAATATAGGTAGCAAGTCTGTAGTCATATTGGTTGGATGAAACATTGTAATGGTATCAATCTACTAAAGAAGACAATCAAGTATCATTAGTTGATTGAATATGCTAGAAGCTCGTAAGAACCGCTATTGGTTTCAGTCAATAACATTTTTTGAGTTAGTAACACATTATTAAATCTGTCGTTATATAAATATAATCTCGAACAAATGTCATTTAGTCTCAGTTGATTTTTAAACCCCTTTTTGAATCTACTGGGACTTTTTTGGTTACCTTATCAAACTATTATCTATGAATTATTATCAGTTAGGAGAACAGACAATGCCGATATTTAAAAATATGTTTAGCAGTGTAGAGAAGTTTACTATCAGTGCGATTGGTGGATTAATATCTCTATACTCTCCGGTTTATGTCCCTATCTTAGCCTTAGCTGCTATTATAATTTTAGATACAATATATGAATGTAAGGTAAATAAGAAGAAGGAGACAACCGATATTGTTAGTAAATCTAAGAGATTATTTTCTAAGATATTTTATAAAATACGAGATGCTATTGTAGCAATCTGTGGTGCATTCACTATAGAGAAGTTTATAGTAACTTCAATTAATTTACATGCTGTAGAATTTGTTGCTGGAGCTATAGCACTCGTAGAATTCTTTACTTTACTTGAACACTTAGGTAAACTTCATCCCAGATGGAAAGTATGGACTTTACTTAAGAAATTAGTAAAGAAAAAAGGGGAACAGATATTAGATGTCAAATTAGATGATGAACTTTCAGATGATACCAGTCATAAGCGTAGTTAATTGGTTAAGAAAGAATTTCAAAGTAGTCGCAGTAGGTTTAGTTAGTTTACTTATTGCGACTATTTTTTATCAACATAATTAGCTACAGAATAAGAACAGAGAAATAGACAGAATAACTAACAACATAAGAGCATATGAAGAAATAGCTTCCAATGCTCAGGATAATAGCAGAGTACTTTAGCTTACTATAGATGAACTTAACCACAGTAAAGATAGCTTAATATAGCAAGTTAATAAGGTTAAGAAAGAATTAAAAATCAAAGACAAGAACCTAACTGACGCAAGTGTAATCAATACCTAGATTAATGATTCTGTGAAAACAGTAATCAAAGAAAAGTTAATAGACTTTAACGAAGAGCTAAAGCTCAATGATTTAACAACTATCATAGTTAGTAGAAAGGACTCAATCCTAACAGCCAAGATTGATATAAAAAATCAACAAATTATATTTGTAGAAGATAAGAAAGAATATAAACGTTTCTACAAAAACTGGCTACTTAGGTTCTTCCACTTTGATTTCAAAAAAGTTCGTATCAAAAATTATCAGATTGTAAATTCAAACCCTTTAATAAAGGTAACAGATACTCGTATCATTGAGTTACCTAAGTAAATAATATATTCAATAATTATTAATCAATAATAATATGCATAGAATATTTCGTGTTAAGGCTTACGAGATGGAACATGGTCCGCACTTCAATGAGGAACACGCTCGTAAAGCTGTAATGAAAATGGAAAATGAGGATGGTACTCGTGGACCGCATTGGTCTATAGAAGAGACTACCACATTAGCCAGTCAGTATGGTATTTCCTTAACTGGTAAATACAATCGTTACGATTGGTATGTAGCATTAAACATGGTATATTCTGATTACTATAGAGTTATTATGAACATTACTGGTTCTAATAACACTAAACATTACGTTGAATTCGCAAAGGCTTGGCTTAATGACAAAGATATAGACGAAGGTAAAATGTGGTACTACTACATTTACGTAATGTGTGATAAAATCAGAGAAGCTGAAATGGAATGCTACGAAGAAGAACTGGAGAAACACGAGGGTGAGGAAGAACCTTACGGAATGTTTAGACGTGGTTCTAGAGGTGGTAGAGGTAGAAGAGGTATGTATACTTATAGTAGAGTATTTCCTTCTATGAAAGAAGAAGACTTTGAAGAGTACAATAAACTATTCGATCACGAAAGCGAAAGAGAATATAATCCTTATAATGAATATAGCCGTGGTAGATCCACTCGTTATATCAGATATTAATTAAAATCAATTTATAAACTAAATCAATTATGTTAGAAGATAGAATTATCGTGCAAGATCGCGGTATCGACGCTGGTCTCGCTGCTTTAATGCAAAATGCTAATAAAGGTATGGATCCTGCAGCTTTGATGGCTATGATGAACAACAACGGTGGTTTCGGTGGAAACGGCGGTTGGTGGTGGATCTGGATCATTCTGATCTGGTTCTGCTGGGGTGGTAACGGTTTCGGTGGCCGTAACGCTGGTGCATTAGCTTCTGAACTAAATACTGATGCTAATACTAATTTGCTCATGTAGGCTATCAATGGTAATAAAGATGCAATAAGCAATCTGTCAACTACTTTGAACTGTGACATCAATGCAGTTCAGTCCGCTTTGAATCAAATCAATGCTGGTGTAAGTTAGATCTCTTGTGATACTAAGCTGTCAAGTTGTGAAGTAATTAATGCTATTACTTCTGGTAATGCAAATCTTGCTTCTCAGTTAGCTAACTGCTGCTGCACAACTCAGCGTTCTATTGACGCTGTAAATAACAACATCACTAAGATGGGTTATGAAAATCAGTTGTCCGTATGTAACCAAACTAATAACTTGGTTAACACTATGAACAGCAATACCCTGTCTCTCCGTGATAACAATACAGCTAATACTCAGTCTATAATCGCTAAGCTTGATGCTATGCAGAACCAAGCTCTGTTAGATAAGATTGATGCTTTACGTGAAAAGAACTCTACTTTGATTTCTCAGTTGAGTAACGAACATCAAACAGCTGCTGTAGGTACAATGATCAACCAAGCTACTGCACCTATCGTAACTAGACTTAACACTCTGCAATCAGATGTAGACGGTATTAAGTGTAAGTTGCCTAATACAGTAAGCGTACCTTATCCTCAATTGTCTGTATATAATCCAGAAATTTTCAGAGCTGCTGCTTACGGAGCATTTGCTGGTGATACTTATGCAAACTATGGTTTGAGCTCACAGTGTGGTTGCTAATAGAAAGGAGGTAAATTATGTTTCCTTTCTATAATACGCAAACATCGTTTCCCCCGTTTTGGGGAGCTGGATTCCCGTTCTTCTTTGGAAGACGTCGTCGTAGACTGAATACCATATCTGGTATACCTGTACTTAGAACTACTGGAGTAGTGGCTACATCTACAGAAGTAAGATATGATGTTAACTACGCAGATTACAGAAGTTTGCCTAACGAAGGTCTGTTCTTCTTAGATGTAAGATAGGCTTCTCCTACGGCTAGTGCTTCTCTGCCAGTTGGTTTATCAGATAGTGAGTCTGATAACACTACTCAGTCTTTACTTCGTAACGCTTTACAGGAAGATGTACAAGCTGGTGACTTGCAGGTTAACTTTAGATATTTGATTTATTACAACAAATGTAATAATACATATCAGTTAGTAAATGCATACCCTGCTAATATAGCTACACCTGGTGCTTAACAATAAAGGGCTCTTAATTGAGCCCTTTTAAAAATATTTAATTATGTTATTTAACCAATTGAAAACTGGAGATAGCGTCTATATAATAGAAGTAATTGGTACATTTAAGAAGACCACAGAATATAATGTAGGGTCTGTAGTATCAGTATCAGGCGCATATGATGAACCACTACCGACTAATCAATTTCCTATGCCTAATCAACCTAGGAAGAAGGTAGTAGATGTAACAATACAATGTAATGGAGAGTCTAGAAAGTTTACTATTCCTGAAAATAAATCAGTAATTACAGATACTAATCTAGGTCTTACTATCTCTACAGATAAACAAGAGATAGTGAATATACTTAGGAATTAGTACAACACTTATAAAGCTAGGAAAGAGTCAATAGCTAAGTGTGATGAAGAAATGAGTAAGTGTTAGGCTTTACTTGAGAAACTGGATATACCGAAGGAAACTACTAATACAGAAGATCCTAGGATAAAGGAACTACAAGATGAAGTAAACGAATTAAAGAATATAATTAAACAAGCAAGTTCTATGGTTCCACCACCTATGAAATAGATGTTACCACAGAATATGTAGAATGTAATGAAAGAGGTTGATCAATAAGGTCAACCTTTTTTATTTTAAGACTGTGTAAGAAGAGCTATTACATAACTAAAGGGATTGTAAGCAATTAGCCATAAAATGCCGCTATGAGCTTTAAAATGCGTTTTAGGATGTATTAACGTTAATTATAAATAATATGTCACTTAATAACTTAATTGATAATATATTACTAATAGCGCGCAATAGTAATATTACTGAATCTGAACATCTATCTAGACATTAGATTGAGATGTGGATCAAGAGTTATAGGGCTATGCTAATTAAACAAGCTATAGACAAAGGCTATGATATTGATGAAGCATATAAGACTACTCTTGGACCTATTCATTTAGATAGAGAGGAAATAGTACCAGGTAAGTTTATATATGTTGGCGATAGAGAATTGCCAACTTTAATTGGTTTTAAGAATAGACCTGGTGTAGTAGCTATACGAGATATGTTTGGTAATTTAATTTAGTTAGGTAGTTATACTAAAGCTAAATTACAAAGATACAGAAAAGCTACTTGTAAAGACTATATTGCTTGGGTTAGAGGTAATAAAGTATATGTAGAAGGAGATTCTAATTAGTTAGAGTATATAGAAGTAGATGTAATTGCAGAAGATCCTACAGAGGAGAAAGCTTGTTATAATCCAGACAGTGATTATCCAATACCAGCATCTATGATACCTACTATTACTTAGATGATACTTGAGAAAGAATTAAAGATATTAGTAACACAACCTAGTGATGTTACTAATGATTCCAAGGACGATACTTAGAATAGATATAGTAAATGAGAGAAAGAGTAAAATACAGACGTAAGAGTTATACTGTTGCTGACTTCTACACAAACTATAAGAAGAGTATTGATCCTAATACATAGTATGATGTAGATTTAAAAACTTATAAAGCAATAGTAACTGATTACTTTAAATACATACGAGATGAAATAATGTACAATTGCAAAGAATTCAAACTCCCATGCAGATTAGGTACATTACAAGTAATCAAACATTAGCCAAAAGAATTCTCTGGTAAGAGTTTAAGATGGGATTGGAAAGCCACTAAAGAAATAGGTAAACCCGTATACTTGCTCAACGAGCATTGTGGTGGATGGAAATATAGATTTCACTGGTCTAAAAAGAATTGTTTACTAACTAATAAAGGTAAATATTAGTTCATAGCTTCAAGAGAAAACAAACGCACACTCGCTCAAATTATTTTTAATAAGTTAAAGGATTATCCAGAATTATGATAAACAATAGAATGATTAGCTCTAAGACTGTTCTAGCAAAGGTCATTGCGGATTTAGACTTAAAAGAGGATCAGATTAAAATTTCTGATATTTCTGAGTGGATTTGCGAAGGAATGCTAAAGATTGGAGCTATACAACAATATGAACACAAAGTAGCAGTACTACCAGTTAATTGTCATTAGGCAGCATTACCATGTGATCTATATAAACTTGGATAGGTTGCTTTTTCATTTTAGAATAACGGTGGTTGGCTACCTATGCGAAAAGCTACTTCTAGCTTTGGAGTTCAACACGATACTTGTATTGATAGACCCTGTATGTTGATACCTGATGCTGGTCTAATACCATTAGTAAAGAATATGTTTAATTTAGTATCTGATAGAGAAGCTTTAGATAAGCTTAATTCAGATTCTAATATGCGTAATACTTTAAGTGCTTTAGTAAACCAATATACTGTAGCTAGTCCATCTAATAGGTATGTAAATGGTAAGTTTGCTCATACAGATGGAACGATGTACAGTGCTGATTTATAGTACATGACAAAACCAGGTTATATTATGACTAATATACCTACCGGATTTGTCAAAATAGAATATTATGCTATATTTACTGATGAAGAAGGTATGCCTATGATACCAGATATGGAATCCTATAAAGAAGCATTATTGTGGTATGTTACATTAAAATTAATGTATCCGAGAAAGCTAAAGGGACAAATATCCCAATAGGATTACTTAGAAATGAAGACTAGTTGGAACTATTATAGAAAGTAGGCTTATGCTGAAGCTATGTTACCTGGAGTAGATGAATTGGAAAGTATTAAAAACACTTATCATAAGCTTTATCCAGAATTTAATGACCATGATACTTTCTTTAGTACTACTGGTGAAGAACAAATACTTTATAATTAGAATAGATTATGATTAGTAATACAGCTCAAATAAATACATTTTATGGTGGTATGAATATGGACAGTGATGCAGCTATATTGCCGAATAATCAATATAGATATGGTCAAGATGTTCGTATAATTACTGATGATTCTAGTACTAGTGGTGTTCTTTAGAGTGTAGAAGGCGCTAAGAAATATAATTACGGCATTAAAGGTACAGAAGAAATAATAGGTACAGCTACTATAAATGATATTGCAGTAATTGTTACTAAGTTAGTTGACGGTTATAACAAAATATATCGTATAGAGAATTTTGATTCTCCTAATTTAATTAGTACTGTTGTATTATAGGGTAAATTAAAACTATGTGAAAAAGCTGATTCAAATCAGTTAAGTATAGTATTAAATTACGAAACACAGTCCAATATTAAAGCTTACTTTACTGATGGAAACTCATCTATTAAAGTAATCAACATTATGAGTGATAAGTATATAAAGTACCCTAATGTCGATAATCCTTTAGTAGATGCAGATGGTAATATACTTAATCCTGATAGTATTGACATAATACCTAATGCAATATTACCTCCGTTTGAAATTACAGACATTGTATCTGGTAACTTTCAAGCTGGCATGGTATAGTATTGTTATAGACTATATAATCCTCATTCTCAACAGACATCTATATCTAGTTTAAGTGATTGTGTACATCTAGATGCTTCTAGTATTAGTGCTAGTCTTATCAATCATTATGGTTCACAAAAGGACTCATATACTGGCAAAGGTTGCACTATACAAGCTCCTTTGAGTACTAAGGATTTTAGTAGATGTACTATTATACGTATATTCTATAAAGATAATAACTCTATCCCTAGTTATACCATAATAGATGATATTGAAATAGATACTGATAAAGATACTATAAGCTATACGGATGCTGGTAGTAATCAATTGGGTGTATTAACATAGGAAGAATTTAATGCTCTTACTAGTTATGCATTTATATGTAATAGTATTACTTCTGTATAGAATAGATTGTTTGCATCTAATATTACAGAAACTTCTTGGGTTCCTATGATAGAAGATAATGGTAATTTAGTAGAATATGATGCCAGAGCTTATAGAGCAAATAAAGATGGTAGTGTAAGAATAGAAACTTCAGATCCAAATGATTATATGTACTTTGGAATTGAAGACTATGACACTATGCGTAAAGTTCCTATGTATCATGACTGTATCAATCCATATAATGCTAAAAGAGACATTGAGGGTCAATTAACTATATTACCGTATGTCTATGGTAAGAATGAGCAATTAGGCGGGAATGGTTTAAATATAGAATATGATTTCATATATACAGAATTAAATGAAGATTATATATCTATTTTAAATGGCGGTTTAAGAAATAATGTAGGAATTAGCAACGCTTCAGAGAGAATAAAAAGCGTGGTTATATTTCATGTAGACCCTACTGATACATTCTTTAATAAATAGGTAGCAGTTGCTACTAAACAAATAAAGCCTGTTACTAGACAAAAGAACTACGCTGATCCAATTATATCTGCTTTATTTAGAAGTTACCAACGTGATGAGGTGTATAGATTTGGTATAGTATTTTACAATAGTAAATCTATAGCTTCTCCAGTACTATGGATAGGAGATATAAGATTTCCTAACTTGGCTACTTTTCCTGCATTTGTTTAGGATGTAGGAAAGAATACATTTCAATCTTTACCTATAGGAGTTAGATTTACAGTAAAGAATTTCCCAATAGATGCTGTATCATATGAAATAGTTAGATGTGATCGTACTGAACAAGATAAAACTATTGTATCTCAGGGAGTAATTACTTCATTACATAACTATAAGATAGTTGAAGATAGAGAAAACGGTGAAGTTGGTAGAGGTACATCTAAGGATACAAATGAATACAGACCTATACCATTCTTAATGAACAAACGTAGAGGTATAGAAATGAATCTTAATGGTTCTGTTTTTAAAAGAACTAGTACTATAGATAATAATGACATAGCATCTGGATATTGGAGATTCATATCTCCTGAAGTTTGTTTTAATGGAGAAAAAGCAGAGGAAGTATTCAAAGATAATATTTATATTAAACAAGAAGGTCTCATTCGTTCTTATTTTAGTACAGCAGAAGTTAATACAACTACAGGTGTAAATGTACAAAATTGGGTAGGAATGAATAATAAAAGTGTATACCCACCTAATAGTACTACTGTGGATTCTTCTAAATACAGAGAATGGACTAAAGTAAATAATAAAGATGACAGTCAATCTGAAAACGCTATCCAAGTATTTAATATTCACAAGGATGATTTCTGTGGGGCTTATATACAAAAATTCTACTCTAAAGGATCTTCTATTTATAATTCAGCAGAGTAGACCATAGCGGATGCTAAATTAGCAAAAAATATACCGTACAATGTAACTAACAACGGTGGTGTAGCTCCATACAAAATAAACATTGGAGATATTGTTTATACTAATTGGGCTACTAGTGAATTTTATAAAGCCGGAGATAGTGATAATGTTGTTACCTATGGCCCAGCTGGGCCGTGTATGATACTACAATCTTCTGAGTAGGATAAACAAAGAATAGAAGGAGTTTCTGCTTATAGAGACTCTAATATGATGAATGATTGTGTTGTAACTGTAGTCAATGTTAAAAAAGCAATAGTTCCTTACAGCGGCAATACTTATTCATCTAGAACTAGTAGTACTTATATTCCTATTGGAGCATATGGTAATAAAACTAATAGTACAGTATGTGCTTTTGGTGGTGACACTTACTTAGGTATATTAGATTACCCATGTTAGATGATATTCTAGAGAAATGATATAGGTGAATGGAATGAAAATAAGCGGTATTTTGGAGCTTATATCCCTTTAGAAAGTTCTATAAACTTAAAATTATCTATGGGTGAAATGACTAATAGAACCTATAATGCTGGAGTAGGTACTGTAGATGCATTTATGCAGTTAGAACCAACTCAAATGCAGCAATTCCATTCCTAGAGTAAACCATTTTACTTGTATAATGATGTTTACTCTGTAACTCCAGACGCTAAATTATTTAGTACTAGAGGACTATATGATGAAGCAAATGTAAAATCAGCTAATAGAGTGTATGTATCACAGGCTAAAACTATCAATGAAAACATAGATAACTGGTCTGTATTCAAACCTTCTGATTTTATAGATGTAGATTATCAGTACGGAGAGATAACAAATATACGAGGTATATTTAACAGATTATATTTCTGGTAGAATAATGCATTTGGTATACTATCTGTAAATGAAAGGTCACTGATACAAGATAATAATGTAGGTCAACTAGTATTAGGTACTGGTGGTATACTAGATAGATATGACTATATCAGTACATTAAATGGTACAGAAGTAGTTAATGATAGAAGTATTACAAACTCTAGTAATAGCATTTATTGGTATGACTCTAATAAGAATGAAATATGTAGATCTAATGGTGGAGGAGTAAGTATAATATCAAAGGATTGCAATCTTCAGTCTTATATGAACACTATGTATAGCTAGAAGACTAAGGGGGCTAATTCACTGTATGATAAGAAATACGATGAAGTGTGGTTCAGATTATATAATAGATCGCTAATATATAATGAAAAATTAAATGTATTTACATCTTTTTATACATTTGAACCTGATTTTACGTTACCTTTCAAAGATAAAGTTGTTACTGCTAAGAACAATGAGTTCTATATCATTAATTCATTAGATATAGAAGGATTTGGTGATACTAGTAAAGACATTAGATTAAAGATAGTAGTAAACAAAGATCCTCAGTATACTAAAGTATTTGATAATATTCAGTTATAGGGAGACTTTATAGATCCAAATAATAAAATACTAACCAATGATATTCTTGATAGTATTAAATTAACTACTAAACACTAGGTAGCTAATAAAGACGGTTAGGATTTAGTATTTGACTATCGTGAAGATACTTATAGATTACCAGTTCCAAGACAGGATTCATTTGAAGAGGATGATAATATGTCATTCCCTGCTAGAATGAGAGGTAAATATATGATATGTGATTATAAATTTAAATCAGATAAGGATTATTCTTTTTAGATGCCTTAGATAACAACTACTTATAGATATTCTAGAATTTAATATGAAAAAGAATACAAAGAAAAGAAAGATATAGATTCCTGCTGCGTAGTTTGGTTTGCCGGTATCTTTAAGTAATATGTAGGAATTACAATCATCAATAGCTAGGGGGACTGCTCCAAATAACCCTAACAATCTTATGATTAAGAATAAACCTGCTAATACAAATATAGGAAATATATCAGAAATAGCTTAGGCAATACCTGGAGCCATAAATACATTGGCAAGTCCTTTCTAGACTTCTACTGCTACTACTGGTGGAGAGGCTACTATGCAATCTCTTACTGGTATAGCGGAAGGTGCAGGATCTGGAGCACAACTTGGTATGACTATAGGTGGACCTGTAGGTGGTTTAGTAGGTGGTATTGCTGGTGCAGCAGTTGGTCTTATTGGTAAGAAAGGTAAAGCAGCAGAAATGACTTCATTTACTGATTTTGATGAAGGTACTTTAGGTACTGGTTTAAGAGGAGCTTTTAGAAATAAGAAACTAAGAAGACGTAGAGCTGCTATAAGATTGAATGCATTTCAAAATAGAGAAGCTGTAGCTGGCACAGAAAGATTAGCTAATGAGTTTAATGAAGATAATACGGAGTTTGATACTGATGTATTTGAATACGGAGGTAAAGTTCCGTCATCATTGGCTTATGTAGATGATGGAGAACTAATACAGACTCCAGATGGTACAGTGAGTAAAGTACCAGAACAAGGACAACCTACAGATAGTAATTTAGTAAACTTACCTGAAGGAAGTAGAATATTAAGTAATACTTTGAAAGTACCAGGTACAAATAAAACCTTTGCAGAATTAGGTGATAAAATGATGGCAAAGAAGAAAAGTAAAGGAAAAGATATATATGCTTAGAACTCTGATATGTTAAATAATATGAACAATCAGTTGTTACATGATAAGCTATTTACTATGCAAGAAAATTTGAAAGCAAAAAGAGGAATTAAATCTAAAAGTAAAAGTATAAATGCTTTCGATAATGGTGGTTTAAATACTTATAAGTATGATACTACATTCACAGATTATGATAAACTGTACTCTCCACAGTATATGAATTTTGTTAATTCTCTAAAAGAGAATGATACTACTTCATCTAATTGGCTTAACAGAATTAATAGTGGTGAATTTGGTAATATTGGTGGTAATAAATTTTCTATTGCTAATATTAAACGTCTTGCTACAGACAGAAAAAAAGGTCCTGTACATAATGCTATGTTAGCTGCTTCTACAGCTTATGCTAAAGAAAACCCTGTAAATCCAGTTACCGCTCCAAATGTAGATTTAGTATTAGATATGCCAACTGATGCAGAACAAAATGCTATGTTAAATGTATCAGCTACTCCTCAAGATATTGCATATCGTAAAACACTACGAGATATCAGGAGAGAAAGAATGGGTAGTCTTACTGACAGTTTATCAGGTCTGACATCAGGTATTGCATCATTAGCTCCTATAATGTCCAATCTGTTTACTAGCGACCCAGAAGCTGTACCAGCAAACTATAATCCGTATGCTACAGCTATTACTAATACTATGGGTAGACGTAGATTCAATATTAACCCATTACTTAGAGATATAGAACAGAATAGAAATGCAGCTAACTATAGTGCTAGTCAGTACAAAACAAATACTGGACATGATATGGCATTCAGATTACAAACCGCTATTGCTGCTAATAAAGCAAATGCACAAGCAAGAGCTACTGAGAACAATGCTAATAATCAATATAGAGCTGAATATGCAAATGCTATGAATGATCTCGGTCAGCAATGGGTTAATGCAACTAATCTGGCTTCAGATCTTAATGCACGTAATAGAGCTGCTGCAAGAAATATACGTAGAACTGGTTTAGGTCAGTTAAGTCAATGGGCGCAGAATAGAGAATTAATGAGTAACCAAAGAAGTAGAGATAATGCTATGCTTAAGTTATATGATCCTTTCTTGCAAGCTGGTTTTACTAATGCTGATTTAACTGAATTTAGAAAATATTTGAAAAAGGGAGGAAATAAATAATGAGCGCCAATAGATATGATTAGGCTGCAGAAGCCCCTATATTAAATACATATGTTCCTATTAACTTTGGAGAATTATACAGAATAGGAGCAACACAAAAAGCCGCAGTAGAGGATGCGGCTAAACAATTTGGTACAGCTTTGTAGAAGTTTGGTGAGTTTCAATCTCCTTCAGCTATAGATACGCAAACATGGTATAATAATACTATTGGTAGAGAAGACATATAGAATGTTATTAACTCTATGGTATCTAATCCTGATTGGATGAAGGATTCCGCTAATAGGGCTACATTACAAAGTATACTAAACAGCGTAGATTATGCTACCCTTAGTAATCTAAAACAGAGCAGAGAAGGTTTGTTGACTAGACAGAAGGCAAATCAACAATTAATGTTATCTGGTAAATATAATCCATATTGGCATTATGTTGATTTTACTAATTATGATACTACTAAATCCGGTACGTTTAATGATGTATCACCTTTGGCATATAAATCAGAGGTAGATTTAGTTAGACCATATGTAGACAACCTTAAAGCAAGTTGGATTAGAGATGAAGGGTTTGACAGATGGAAAGGAGTTACTGCAGAAAGAACAATGGAGGAAGTTGATAACAACATATCTTCTATACGTAACACTCCTGAGTATGCTAAGCATGTTCAATCTTATATGAAGCGATATAATCTAAGTGAGAAAGATGCACGGGACATGCTGGATACTACTTTGTATACTGCAGCTAGAGAGTTTGCATGGGAATTACCTGAAACAAATACTGCTGCATTACAAATGTATCTTGCTAGAATGAAATACGGTCAAAATCAACAAGCCGGTCAACCAACCAGAATAACTGTACTTCAAGAAGAAGCTGCAGCTAAAATGGATAACTATAAAAGAAATATGGTTAATAACTATATCTCTCAGTCTGGTAAAGGCCTTAGTGAACTTACTCCAGAAGATTGGACTAAAATTAACGGAGCTATGTATAATAGTATGGCTAATGGAATACCAGAAGAGGTAAAAGGTACACTTACCCCTACTGAATATTTTAACTATAAAGAGTATACTCCAATAAAAATTAAGCCAGCAGATAAAAAGGCGGCTAGCTTACCAAATGACAATGCTGAGAAATATCAATATGAATTAGGTGACATGCTTCTTACTTAGAAGGGGGCAATAGCCAGAGATATTCCGGCTGGGGTATTTACAGTAGAAAGTGGAACTTCTATACCTACTATGATGAGTCCTACAGTAGGTGCTGGTATGTCCATTAAAAGTGCTCCAGTTAATGTCTATTATGATCCTAAGATCATTGAAACAGCATTAGCTACTATATCTTCAGATGGTGTATTTGCTCCAAACAATAAGACTTTTTCTTACTCTAATGGAGAGCAGAATATACTTATGAAAGAAGGTAGTCTTATTATTCCTAAAAAAAGATTCAAATAGGTAATTGAACAAATTATTGATTCTGAACCTGATAGATATAAAGGTATTAGTGCTAGGAAGTATATGAATATTCTCACGGGTGGTTATGGTTCTACTGACAGAACTATGAAGCTTATAAATGAACTTAAAGGTAAATATGATATAGATGGAGTTGAATATTCAGATTTAATCGAAATTAAAATGGCTAGACCTGTAGGTATTTCTTCAAGTTATAACCAGACTCATAACCTAGGATTCAATAAAGAATACTAGGGAACTAAAATAAACCAAGAATTATATAGTGATGTATTAGGTCAATCAGTAGAAGAAGCTACTGCAGGATTTAATAGTAACTTTTAATAAATATTTATGATACCAAAATTTGATACAGTAGTTCAGCAGAACGTAGACAGAGGTCTCAGAAAGTTTTATGCTGGCGTACAATCATTTAGAAAGGTTCCATCAGTGATAAACGAATTCACTGTGGAACCTTATAATTCAGAAGAGATGGATGCTATCGCATTCAATAATCTCCTTAATCCTGAAATAGGTTTCGAAAGAGCAGATGAATTGGGTAGTGGTAAAGGTAGTGTAGAAGAATTGAATACAGATTTGTTTGGTAATTCTGTATTAGCTGCTACCTATGATAAAGCTACTTATGATAGAATAAAGGTAGATAATACTTTAGGTTGGTTATCAGATAAGGAACGTCCTTTAAAGGACTATATTGATATTAGTAAACCTACATCTAAGTATACGTATAGTGAGATAGTAGACGGTAAAGTAGCTAATATACTTAGTGATATAAAATCTAAGGAAAATAAACCTGAGTTTGATAATAATGGCAACTTAGTAACAAGGTTAGTTGTTAAATATGACCCTGATCTAAATACTTATGTTTATAAACAAGTATTAGCAGATCAGGCTTCTATGTAGAAAATGGAAGCAGCGGGTGTTGCTTTAGCTAACATATACGGTCCTAAAAAGTATCAGGATGGTTTATTAAAGACAGGTATCAGAAGTATAGCTAGAGGTATAGCTAACATAGTACCTGATGTATTGCAATTTGCTGCTGGTACAGGTGAATTACTTCAAGCTACTGGTAATGGTATTACTGGCAATGGTTTTAAGTCAGACTATGGTTGGTTGAACCAACTGGCTGATGAAAGTAAAGCCTTAGTAGATAACAGTAGAATAGGTAAGACAAGTATGAGGGAAGAAGAATCTTTATTCGATAATCCCTATGCTTTTACAGCAGGTCTCGGGCAAGGTGTATCTTCATTAGCCGAGTATGCAGCGTTTGGTGGACTAACTAAATCTGTAATGGCTGGAGTATCTGGTATGGCAAAAGGCAGTGCTAGATTACTTGACAAAGTAGGTAAAGCTACTAATTTGAATAGTTTAAGAGATAGTGCTAATAAACTTAATACTGTACTAAGTGCAGAAGGTATTGCTAATGAAAGTCTTGGCGTTATAGGTAAGACTATAAATGATGTATTCGTAAAGAATCCAGAATTAATACCTATGGTTAGTGCTGGACTAATTCTCAATTATGGTGAGGCATATCAGTATGCAAGACAAATGGGGTTACCCTTAGAAGACGCTGCTACAATTGGATTCATTACGGGTGCTCTGAATACTTTAGTAGAGCAAAAGTATGGAGCTAATGTGCTTAATAAATGGTTAGTAGGTGGGTCTGGAGCTCAGAATGCCGCTAAAACTGTTATCAATTCAGTAGGAGGAGACTTAACTAAATTATCTGATAAGGCTGTATCAAATAGTATCATAGGAAAGATATTTGACCAAGTAGAGAAATTTACCAGAGTACCGGTATTAGGTACAGCATGGGAAGAAGGTAGTGAAGAAGCTATTCAAGGATTTGTGAAGAATAGCGTAGAATCATTATATGACCAGTTTATAGCTCCCAACGAAGCTGTAAAAGGTAAAGGCATGTTCGGTACAGAAGCTTTTGGTAAAGACGAATGGATGGGCATGTTAGAAGAAGGTACAATTGGTGCAATTCTTGGAGCTTTTGGTGGATTTGCTAATAGTAGAACTAAAGAGGATAATTCTATAATACCTTATATTGCATCTGGAGAATTTGATTCGTTAGCAGCTGGTGCTAAGATGGCCGCTAAACAAGGAGCTATTACTCAGGAACAATATGATGGAGTAATGGAGAGGGCTACTACTTTAAATGATTTATATAAACAAAGTAAAGCTCTATTTAATGAAGCAATGATGTATACTGAACCAAACGATCAGGTATAGGTAGCATCTAGTTTGTTAGAGAAGTTAAGAAATCAATAGGATTATATATAGAATCTTAAGGATGCTGATGTAGCAGATCCTGATTTTGTTACTAAAGATATATTAGCCTTTACAAGTCAAATAGATAATGCATTATCCACTAATGCAACTGGTATGAGTGTATTGCAGGCATTTGAAAATCAACTTAGAAATGCAGGTATAAATGAAAAAGCTGATTTAATACAGAATGCTAGAAAGGATGCAATACGAAGATCTAATGATATATCTAAATCAACTAAACCGAGTAATGATTCTGAAAGATTAGCTTATATGATTACTAAAAACATGTTAGCTAATCAAATATTTTCTAAATTATTTAATATCAATATGTCTCAAAGAATATATAATGAGACTAGAAAGAAAATTCAAAATTTAGAAAATCAGTCTCCAGAACTGGCTGCATTAGATTTGACTCTAAATGAACCAATAGCTGGCGAACCTACTACTGCTGATCAGAAAAGTAGGATTAAAATTCAGAATTTAATAGACGAATATTCTAAATCAGAGACTACTGATGAACAGCGCATTAAGATTAGAGAACAGTTAGCTAAGGAAATAAAACATAGATACAACAATATACGTAATAATGCTACTTATAAAACAGCAATGAATCTTGATCAGTATGCTGATAATAAAGAGATTCAAGATAATACACGTATATCTAATATACTAGACAAGTATGATTTACAATACTTATCTGGTGATAAAGCTAAACAGGACTTTACTGAATCTAATAAAGCTGTAACTCAAGCTATTGAAACTAGTAATAAAATACAGGAGGAAACTAAACAGAGACAGACTGCTGAAGAAGAAGCTACTTTAAGAGATCAATAGATAGAACAGGAGCTTGAGGAGATGTATGAGTAGCTGTCTACTATAAATAATGATGAAAGTACTCCGAATGAAATAAAAGAAAGCAATAGAGTATTTTTAACAGGTGGTATAGAAGGCAAGATAAACTATTTAAATACAGCCAGAAGGAATAATTCCAAACGTCTTAATGAACTCAGTAAGAGTGAGTAGAAACCAGAAGATTGGAATGAGATAAAGAACAGTCTGGTAGAATAGAATAAACGTTTTACTAAGTACGTAAATTATCTCCAGAGTATATAGAATAGAGGGGATGAATTCTATGCCAACAATGAAAGAAGAAACATAACCGGTCTTCCAGAAGATAATACTACATATGTAAATCCTTCTACTGGAGAAGATGTGTAGTTTGACAAATCTAAAACTCAATATAGCAATAATGAGGGATATATATATACAGATACAAATGGAGTAGAATATCCTGAATACACTATACTGAATGGAGAAAGAACTCTCAATCCAGTATTGGCCGATATGGTAAGTAAAGATGGGATTTCTTTTCAAGAATCTATGTTGAGAGATAGAAATGCTCAGTAGATGAAGAGTTTGGCTCCGGATAGAGAGCAAAGCTATGAACCTGTAGCAGAAGAAGAAAAATTCGTAAGTAGACCAGTTGAACAACAAGAAGGTGAAGTAAAGATAACAGAACCTGTAGAGAAAGATAATAAACATATTAAGTTATTATCCGGTAAGGATTTTGCTTTACAGTATGTGAATAATCCTGCATTCGATCCTAAAGCTCTATCTGTAGAGTTTACTTTAAGTCAGAATTATAATAATACAAATATATCTCCAGAAGCTAAGAAGGCTGCTGACTTATATAAGAAACTCCTCAACAGTAAGAATCCTGTAAAAGCATTTGAAGATTTAGAGGTAAAAGATAAACAACTCATAATTTATCACCTGCCTATATAGGCTACTACCTATAATGAAGTATCTAAAATTAGATATAAGAATATACACTATGTTCCAGCTGAAGGTGGTACTAATAGTAAGTTTAAGTTAACTTCAGAACAAAGAGATGAAAGAATCAAACTTATTAGATCTTTATTGGCTAATAAAGGTAGTTTGTCATTCAAACAAGGTTCTTTAAATAGAGAGGGAGGATACTTTAATACTATTCAAGGTTCTACTTAGAACAGTATAGCAAATATACCTTCATTGGGTATAACCTATGATAGTAAGTCTAAACAATATATACACAAGGTAAGACATTCGCAAACTGGTAAAGTGATGAATATACCAGTTCGTATTGGCATTGGTACTAATACTCAAATTATATATTATGAACACAACGGTAGAATAGATGCAGCCAGAGCTACAGGTAATCCTGGTACTCCATATCTTATAATACCTTCAGCATTGTCTCTTACTAAGACTCCTGGTTTTGTAATGAAACTTAATCCTAAGAAAGTAGATGAACCAGTTGCTAGATTAATAGCAAAGATGATGCTTACTTTGGTTAGTTCAGATGTAAAAAGACGTAATTACCTTAACTCTGTAATTAAATCTTCTGTTGGTTTAGATGGTAAATCTTTCAGCGAAATAAATACCTTTGGTTCTGATGTTACTATTGGTCAATTATTGGATGATCTTATATTCTGGGGACCTAAGACTATTCAAGACAGGGAGGACAACAAATATCCTAAAGGATATCTTAGAGCTAAACAATTAGTAATAGATTTCGATGAGAATATCATACGTTATGGAGCTAAACTTACTCCGGTTGATCCTAATAATATTGAACCGTTTGTTCAATGGATGATCAAGAATAAGAACTATGCTATAGATCACAATCTATTATCAGCTAATTCTAATAATGAGTTCGGTTATACTATTAAATCTGGAGATTTTACTTTAGAATCAGACAGAAATACTCCATATCTCACAAGATTGATTAATCAGGGTGTATTTAGAACTAATCTTGATCCAGGAGAAGACGCTAATCTATATAGACAATCACTTCTATATTTAGAACCATCGTTAGATGTTACTTCTGATGATACTCCTACTCCGTTGAATGCTGCTCAATAGGAAACTAAGTAGACAGAACAGTAGGAAGAAGAAACTCCCAATGTTGAAGGATCCTCAATAACTATTACTAATAAGGTAGATAAAAATTCTGGCAAATCTAAATGGAACAGAGAGGGTTTAGCTGCATCATTAGCTTCTGCGCCTGATGGTACTACTGTTACTTATACTATAGATCCTGAATTGATGTAGGACTTTTATCCTAAGCATACATTTAAAATACAGGATGGTAAATTGAATGGTAGAATATTAGATACATCTAGTGATTTACAGGCTTTAAAGACTCTTAGAAAAGCTGTAATAGACTCGTATAATGAAATAGCTAGTAACGCTAATGAAGAAGACAATATATCGAAGATATATAGTTAGAGTGCTTTAGCAAGTATTAGTGTTAATTATCCTAGTGGATCTACTAAGAAAACCGCAAAGAAGACTACTACTAAGACAAAGAAAGTAACTAATCCTAAGAATCCATTTGACAGTGATACAGCAGAAGGTAAGAGGTATACTAAAATGTATAATTATCTCTCTTCTTTGACTGGATTTGATGCAGCTTCTATATCTGATTATTTGACTCAATTACAGAATAATCCAAGAGTACTGTATAAGAATGACCCTAAACTATAGGAAGTATTTGAATCAGCAGATGAATTATATGAAACTCTTGAAGATACAGTTCCAGGACAAGGTATGAATGTAAAAGCATATCTTACAAAAATTGCTGATACTATAGTAAAAGATCAACCTAAACAAGCTAAATCGTCTGCAGTAAAAGAAACCGCTAAAATGCCAGACACACCTGCACCCAGTAATTTCGAGCAGGCTACTTCTAATACGGTTACTGCATAGGACGCACAGGAACTGAATGATTTAGCAAAACAGATGGGTATGCCTGATATATTTGCTTAGTTTGACAATCCTTCTGGTCCTACTATGGAAGTTAATTTAGATGAATTAGATACTACTTATGAACGTTCTAACATATCTAAAGAGGTAGCAGGATACCGAAATATGGTTGGTAACTTAGTAAACAATGATGTACAACTTACTGACAAATTGATAAGTACTATAGGTACTCATGGCAATCCTGTATTAGCTTGGGCTATAATGTCTAAGGATGGATTGACATTGTATCAAGGAGCTAAGCAAGGTGCTCCATATCACGAAGCATTTCATAGAGTATCGTTACTTTACTTATCACCAGAGGAAAGAGAAGAACTTTATAGATAGGCTAGAAAAGAATATAATCTGATAAATAATTCAAATAAAGAAGTAGAAGAGTATCTAGCAGAAAGATTTAGAGAATACGTATTAGCTAATGATTTTGACAGAAGTGTAACAGGTAGAGTAAAACAATTCTTCAAAAACATAGCTAACTTCTTTAGAGCTTTATTTACAAAGAAGCCTAAATTTGAAGATATAAACAGTTTGTTTGCTAGTATTAGAAATGGGGAGTATAGGTTTAGAAAACAAAATCCTATATCAGTTAGTAATTTTGATGCTAACTATGGCAAACAAGCCAGAGTACCTTTGACTATCAATGGTGTTACTTTAGAAGCTATATACGATAGTAATATATTAGAAGAAGTAATCAATACATTGGCAGCTACTACTTTGTTCAATAATAATATACAGAGATTGTAGAGCCTTAATAAACCTATAGATTTCCAACCTACCATTGATTATTTACAGAAATGCAAAGATGCTTATCAGGCTGTAATTGAAAATGATTAGGCTAGTGACAAAGCTAAAATCATGGCTCGTCAGGCTACAAATATATATACAGAGATTTTGAATAATTTCAATAATGTATTCAGACCTCTTATAGACATTAAGTTTGAAGGCTATGGACTTAGAAGAAAGAAAGCAGAAATGGAAGATTCGTATAAGGAAGATATGAATACCATAGTAAATGATGAGATAAAATCTGCATACGAATTTTCTGCTAAGGAGAATGCACAAGCTGATGTTAGATTACTATTCTTAACTCTTAGAAGTAGTAAATTACCTAGTACTACTACATTTATGAATCAGTTCACTAATGCAGATATAGCTTGGTATAATACTTTTAGTAGATTACACAGTGCTAAATCTTATGAAGAAATGATTCAAAGACTTAAGGATGCATCTAGAGATACCGAACAACTTGGAGATGAATATAAGATAAATATGTATAATGAGTTGTTGAATAGATTAGAAAACTCTGATCAACAATTTAAGAATAGATTCTTTGTTACATTTAAGAAACACAGAAATAGATTTTAGAATGCATATTTTGAATAGACACAAAGAAGAGGTAGGATAACTGGTGTAAAAATGACATTTGGTGATGCAGATATCAATAAGCGTTCAAGAACTATTAATAGACAATGGTCTGTAGCTTTTGGTATGTCTAATCCATCAAATAGAAAGGATGAACTTAAGCAAGCAATCAGCGATTGGAATAAACTAAAGAATAAAGTAATCAAAGGCAAGTTTGAATTTGATGATACAGTTAATGAGATAATAAGAATATTCTCCAAGTTTAATATTACCTTAGACAGTCCTGCAATATATACTATAATAGCAGATCCAGAATTTGTTGATGTAGATAAGAAAGTAGCCTTGCGTAATTTTATTTTGGATATACCTAGAACAGGTACAGCCGAGAGTAAATATGGTATACAAAACTTGTTCTCCAATGAAGGTCCTATTATGAATGCTGCTAACGGTAAAGTAGATTCAGATAAAATACTCAATATACTTGGTAATGAGAAGTCTGTAAAATTCTTAGCAGAACAATATATTAAAGCTAATCCTACATCAGAAGATGATAGTGTAATAGGTCCTAATGGTAACAATGTGTATGCTTATTCAGAACACAATACTATTACATCAATGTTTGAAGATTGGCTAAAAGATGAAGCATACATCAATGAATTGTCTTCTTGCAAGTATTGTGATAGTTCAGTATGGTTGTCTCAAATTAAGAGTAGCAAAGATGTGAGAGATGCTCTAAGAGTATCAACACAATTATCAGTTATATCTAAAAATGAAACAGATACTGGTAGAGGATATCTAGATATTGCCCCTGTAGAAGACATTTTGCTTAAATTTAATGCTACATTAAATAACAAGTTACCTTTGCCTACTCTAGCTAATAAGCGTACATATTACTTTATTGAAGGTTTAAAACGTCAGTTAGTAAATGTAAATAAAGATAGGTCTAAGAAGTTACAATTAGATGATGATACTATTACTGTGTTCATGAAGTATGCTATTAATGAGTATGAAGTAATACAGAAAGCGTATGAACAAAGAGATAAATTCTTAAGTGATGTCGGTTTATCTTTAGCAGAATGGAATAATCTAAGTGCAGCTGAACAAAGACAGCAAATACTTAGAATAAACAGAGAGGCCATCGAACAAGGTAAAGCTGATAGTTTTAAATACCTGGTAGAGAATTATCACTACAATACTAAAGGAGATAAGATAGTATTTGAGAATGGTAATGGATATAAATTTAGATACTTTGTAAAATTACAAAGTGAAGTAGATAAGTACGGTCTCGACAAAGTATATACAATGTACTTCAAGAATCCAAATAATAAGAAGTTATATAATTATGTTAAGAATTCATTAAATTGGAGAATAAATGATACTATTCAACAATTTATTAATAACAGAATTATAGAACCTAATTCTCAAAATATTAATTATGACGGAGAGTCTATAGCAAGCGATATAATCAGAGGAAATATATTATTAGATTCTGACTTAGTATCACCACAGAATGGTAAGACTACATCAGAGATGATAGCTAGTGTTATTGCTGACTATGCTGTTAATACTGCTATAGCTACTTTAGAGTTTGAAAAATTAATATCTGGAGATCTAGCATACTATAAAAACTTAGACGACCGTGTAAAACGTTATTCTGCTCTTACTTCTACCAGACAGATAATGAATATACCTCAGGATGATTAGACGTACAGAACTATATCATTGAATACTAATAAATTAGTATCTAAGGTAATGCATGATGCTATGTATGATAAGTATGTAGGTACAGAAGAAGCTCCTGGTATTCTTACTAAGTTATACTTCAGATTCAGAGATGAAAACAAACAGAACTTTGTTGGTCTAACTGATAAAGAGATATATGAAAAAGCGTAGAAAGATGCTGATAATAGATTATCTGGTTATAATGATGTAGACCCAACAGATGCTCAGGTTTGGATTTCTCCTACTATGTTCCGTAAATTATCTATAATGAATGGAGACTGGAATGAAGATAAACAAAGAGCATTTGACTTGTTAGAATCGGATGAACAATTATCTTTAGAATAGGAAATAGAATTACATAATATAGTTATGCAACCATTAAAATATGTACATTTTGGTTACATAAATTCTGATGGTAATAGAATTCCTATCTACGATAAGATGTCTCTAGCTACTATATTTAGACGTACTGCTGTAAATCGTGACTTGCAACAAATGTATGATTACATGAAAGACAACGATGTAGACATGATTAAAATGAACAGTGCTACTAAGTCTGGTAACATGCAACGTATGAAGATGTATGACGGAGACTGGAAATTACAAGATCTAAATGAGTCTGCTGTATATGAACAGGAATTCAAATACATAGGTAAACAGTTAGTGACCGATCCTCACAATGTGGAGAGAGTTACCTTTGCAACACAACCTATTAAGATCTGTATGTCTAATATTGAGAAGGAAGGTGATTATGATTTCCAAGGTAAGACAGTTAAAGGACAGAAACTAATTGATGAATATGTTCAAGCTATAGATAGACTGTCTGATATAGGTAAATAGAAACTATTCAATCAAATAGGTATTAAAGAACAAGACGGTAAGTTATATGTAGACAAAACTAAGTTCGTTAAAATGCTTAGGGATGACGCTATCAATAGTAATATGCCATATAATCTGATTGATGCTTTACAAACTGTTATCAAGTCTGATGATACTACAGATTATTATATAGAATTATCAGTATTGCCATCTCTTAATTGGATACATAGTAGGATAACTGCAATGATTAAGAAAGCTACTATTGATATCAATACTCCAGGTAATGCTTTCATTCAGATGTCTAACTTTGGATTTAAGACTACTACATTCGATAAACCTCTAAATACAAAAGTAAAAGGAGAAGGTATAATATTTAATGACGAGCTTAAGTTCAAAAGACCTGATAATGGCAGAATGGAATGTATTGTATCTATTAATCTATTCAAATCTGTATTACCAGCTGAAATACAAGGAGATTTTGAAAAGTCCAAAGAATACATATTAGCTAATGCTGATTTGTTTGCAATAGGTTATCGTATTCCTACACAGGGTATGAACTCTACACTGCCATTACAGATTGTAGATGTATTAAGAGAAAGTTCAGGTGATGTTATTATAATGCCTTCTGAAATTACTACACTTACTGGTTCTGACTTCGATATTGATAAAATGTACATGGCTAGGTACAACTATAGAGATATAGACGGAAAGCTAGAGAAAATACAATTTATTGATAGTGATGACTACTCTAATGAAGAAGAATTCCTAACAGCAGTATATAATTATAAATATGCAGCTTATCAAACTGATAAATATAAAGAAGCAGAAAAGGATGTACCTAAAGTTCTTAATACTCTGTACAAGAAAGTATTAATGAACAATGATACTATGATGGCAGAAGATAAAGAATTCTTATTAAATTATATTAAAGGTTATAATTCATTTATTAACTACAATGATGCATTAGATATACTTGATAATGTAACTATATCTGATACTGAAAAAGTAAGTAGAATAAGAGGATTATTCAATAAAAAGTCTGATATAATAAAATTAGAAGACTTTATATCAAATAATACAGGTAAAGATAAATGGACTGTAAATAGCAGAGAACAAATAGAAAACAGATTATTAGATATATTTAATACTACTCTTACTTCTGATAACCATTTCCTTGATGCTACTACTCCTCTCGATGTTACTACTCAACCTATTAAAGATATTGTAGGTAAAGTAGATAAATATCTTGCTGATAAGAAGAATATCAGTTCTCTTGAAGCATTATTCCCTCCGTATCAATTGGAAATTAAGAATAATAATACTGGTGCTGATGCAGGTATTGGTCCTATGGCATTGATTAATACATTCAGAACATTTGCTCAAATAGCTGGTTTGAATTTAAATACTATGTCTGTTACTAATGATGGTAAACCTAATGTATGTCAACTACTTGGTATCAATACTTTAGATCTTAAGTACGATAGAAATGGTATATCTATATTGGACTGGACTTCTGCATTGATTAATGCTCACGTAGATGCTGCTAAAGACCCTTATATTACTCGTCTTAATGTTAATAAATATACATATAGTGCTACCGCATTTATGGTATCAGCAGGTCTGGGTGATTCAGTATTTTACTTCTTACCACAGCCCATACTTAGAGAGTTAGCCTCTGAAGCTATGCGTATAAAGAGTGCTAAAATAGGTTCTAATCCAATTGAAATATATCAAAAAGCTTGGCTTAAGAATACTAAGGAAAAATATGAAAAACTACTTGAAGATGCTATAAATAAACATAATAGTACAGTTACTTCAGATGAATAGGTACTAAGAGAAGACCTTCCTTTGTATGGCGATACTTTCTTTACAGATAAAATAATGAATAAAGAATGGTTAGAAAGTCAATTAGCAATACCAGAAAAACAAAGAGATTATAATTGGTATAATAATCAGTTACAAATACTTGAGTATTTCAATCAAATAGATGAATATGGAAAATCTTTATCTAATTTGATTAAAGCGTCTCAAATTGATACCGCTAAGTTTGGTAACAACGCTAACGAAATGATATTACATCTACATACCATAGAACAGGCATTATCAGATACTAACTTTACTAATCCGTTTGATATTTTCAATAAAACTTTCTTAGGTAAGAAGTTAGAAAATAGTATCAACCTAATGTTCAATATGTTAAGTAATGAGATTATAGAATTCGCTCCTAACTTTGTAAATATGATAGAATAGATACAAAGATAGACAGTTACTTACTATGCTAAGGATGAAAGAATAGTCAATGCTATATCAAGAGAATTAAAGACTAATATAGAAGCCGGCTTCTTTAATGAATATATGAAAGCCAATAACAAGACTGTTAAATCATTGTTCTATGGTAATAATTCTATAGTAGATAGAGTATCTAACTTAAGAAATGTAATATATACAAATCAAAAGTATTAGAATTTAAAAGATAATGCATTATTAAGGTTGCTTGAACCTGGTATAAATTCAGATCCAAATGCTCCTAAGATCTTTGAAGTATCTACTACAAAACAGCGTGATACTCAATCTAAGAATATGTATACATATGCTTGGAGAGACTTATTAGAACATCCGAGTAAAGAAGTAAGAGATATTGCAAAAGATTTAATTCTATATTCATTCTATAGCAGTGGTGGACATTCTAATGGTATCTATAACTTCTTTGATTTAGTACCTTATGAAGTATTAGCGAAAGGTTTTGAGTTAAATGGTCAGACCTATGAAGAATATATGAAATAGACAGTAAGGAGTCTTAATGATAATGAATCTTACTTAGATTATGCTACTATAATAGATAATACATTAAGAAGTCTATGGAATAATGATAGATTGATTCCCGATGTATCAAATAACTTTATAGATGCATCAATGTCTGACCCTGATGTTAAACACGGACCCGCAATATATCTTCGTTTACAAGAAGATAGAACTAATTTTATGTAGTCTCTGGATGAAAGTTATAAACCATATGTTAAGGTAAAGGATAAAGCTAATGTGAACGATACTTTATTATATAAGTTCGTAGGAAAGAGTATTAACACTAATGGAGACACTCAATTAGTATATGCGTTAATACCTAAAACAGGTTATACATATAAGGGATTCTCTATAAAAGAAGCTTCTAATACTACAGAACTTCCTACTAATCAAGTTAAAGACTATACTGACTTAAGTGTAGAGTTTAATAAGAAGTTTAGTAAAAACCAAGTTAAGTTTATACCTGCAAAAGAGATAATAGATGAAACTGGTTCTAACCGAACCTATGATGAAGATGGAGAAGCTGAAGTGAAGAATATAAAATAGGAATAGCCAGTTGTTAAAGATGCATTTAATAGCAATATGCCACAAAAACAAGCTGAGGCTATATTAAGTAAAGATGCTATTAGACGATTTACATATTAGGATGTGCAATTCTCCACTGTAAATCAAGCTTACTATTATACTGTAGCTAATTTGATTCCCAATCTATCTAACGAGGATGTAAAATAGAAATTACTACAGAATTTATCATAGATTGATGAAATAGCTAAGTAGATAGATTATGATGTTAAAGGTGAAGATGGAACTACATTAAGAGAAATGGAAGAAATACTACACGATCAATTGATGTATGACATCCAATATGCATCTATAACATCAGATCCTAATGCAATTGAAGCTTTAAAAACTATAGAAACTTCAGATGAAATACTTACAGATTTGAAGAATGATATAGCTAATGATTTCAGTGATGAAGCAATGTTAAACTGTAAAGGAAAATAATATGATATGCCCTAATTTAAATGATAAGACAGTAAAACAATAGTTCACAGAACTTGTTAATGCCGTAGGCGAAGTAGCGGCATATGATATATGGAACCAAAATAATGGTAATGCTATAGACAAGGCCCCTAATGGGGCTGAGTCTAAGCTATTTTCAGACCTTTTAAACTATTATAATGGAGATCGTAATAGTGCTATAAAGGCTAAGGCTTAGGTATATTCTAAGAGCTTTAAAAGCTGGTTTGGGGATTGGTTAAATAACTCTGAGGGTTCTTCTAAAATAACAGATAAAAATAGTGAACCATTATTAGTATATCACCATAGTAATGATTCCATTACGGAATTCTCTACTGAATTCGATAATTATTTTAGTCGTAGTAAAGGAGGAACAAAAGAGGCTATCTTTTTTACTGGAACCAGATATCCAAAATCTGGTACAGTTCTTGATAGAAAATATAGCTATCCTGTTTATCTTAGTGCTAAAAATGTAATAGAGAAAATAGGAACTAAAGATGAATTGAGAACAACAGGAGAAGGTTTTGTAAGTACCATAAATAGATCTTCTAAAGAGGCTGATGCTGCTATATTTCATGGAATCGACGATAATTAGGAATTAAATCAAGACATCTATGTTGTTCATCGTCCTAATCAAATCAAATCAATAGACAATCAAGGTTCTTTCTCTGGAGAAGACAATAATATATATAGAGCGGAATATACTAATACAACTGTTCCTTCTGATCCAGATTTACGCAATAGACTATTCAACGGTAAGGACGAAGCATCTATCGGAGTAATGCTCACTAGATTAGCTAAAAGTAGCCCTGCACTTGTTCCTTTTATTAATAAAGTAAAAGCTAATATACCGGTAAATGTGAAGGCTAGGAAAATAGTACTGATACCTTATAATGAAAATAACCCATCTCATGCTTGGTATGATACTGATAATGGTGTAGTTTATATATCAGAAAATGCAGCATATGAACACAATGGAAAACTATCTAAAGCAGACAATACAATATTTCATGAAATATTACATGCAGCTACAGTAAGTGTACTCAACAATAGTCCTGAATTAAAAAGTGAACTTAAGTCTATAATGGACAATGCAAAACAGTACATCGGTTCTGACTACTATGGTATGAAAGATGAATATGAATTCTTAGCTGAATTATGGTCTAATTCAAGATTCGCTAAAGAATTAATGAATATACCTGCTTCTAAAAAACAAAGTATGTTAGATAAGATTATAGACTGGTTAATGAAAGCATTCGGTATTACTAATTCAGATAATGCTTTTGTTGAGGCTCATAATTTTATGGTAAATATGCTTACTAATTATCAAGATTTAAATTACAACTTAGAAGATATAAATAAGGAACTAAGTACAGCAAACCTGCATTTAGCTAAACCTATTAAATAGACTAATAATCCCGTTACGATTAAAAATATATTTGATCAACAAAGTAAACATATCTCTTTTGATGCAGATACTCATACTTATACTAATACTGAAACTGGAGAAGTATATAAATCTGTATCCGATGTTAAGAAGTTGGCTGGCTTTGCTGAAGATATAGATACTATGACTCAACAACAACTTATATATGGTGACTTTACTGCTAGAGTAGGTACAGCTATACATGAGGTACTAAGTAAGTTGATGAAAGGTGAACCAATAGGAGATACACAATTTAGTCCTAGAGTAATAAAACAACTTAATAATATAGCCAATATAGTAAAGAGAAACGGTCAAGTAATAGCATCAGAGTAGGTAATATCAAATGATGATGCAAAAGTAGCTGGTACATTAGACTTATTAGTAAGAGATAAGAGAGGTAAAATAAAACTTCTTGATTTCAAGACCAAAATGCGCAATTATGGTGACAAGAAGAAATATGGTTTTACTTACTATAACAAAACTAAGTATTCAAATAGACCAGATAGGGACAGACATATGTTCTAGTTAGCTATGTATCAGTACATGCAAGAACAATTAGGAATACATATAGATGAAAGAGGTGTAATTCCTATCGAAGTAGATGTAGATAAGGAAGGTAATGTTACTAATGTATATTTCTCTAATGTATTAGTAAATGAAGAAAATCAAAATGAATTAACTGGTGTATATAAAATGCCAATACGTAGCGATGTAGATTTAGCAGCTAAGAAATCATTAGGTTTACTTGGAGAAAATAGTCAATTAAGTAAATTAAATGAACAACAGTTAAAATAGACATCAGAGATAGTAAACAAGATATTAAAAACACTATCTAATAAGACTATATTATTATCCTCTAAAGGTAGAGATATTGAATCTAGAATACTTAAGAATAAAGTAAAAGAGTTTCAAGATGCTACGGAACAAGAGATAATGGTTGGTTATATTAATACTGCTCTAAGTAGCTTAGAAAAAGAAATATAGCGTTATAATACTTTGTTAGACAGAGAAAAGGAGGAGGGTCAAGCTGTATGGAACTTAACTACATTAGAAATATGGAAAGATTTAGCAGAATCATTTGAACCTCTTAGAGATCTTAGAAACTATCTATATGACTACAGAGATTTCTTATCTAAGGATGAACAAGCAGAAGTACTGAAAGCTTTGGATACTGCTATTACTTATAAAGATGTATTAGAAAAAGCTTATGATGTTAAAGGTAAACCTCTTTGGATTCAATGGTTACAACCGTTTGTAGGTATAATCAGAGGCAGATATAAAAGAGAAGCAGAGATACAATATAAAAAAGATAATAAAGGAAGAAAAATCAATAAAGATGATATGCAAGCTTATATTGATAAATATATCAATGATAATGCTGAAAAAATTCAAACTGAGACATATAACTTTATTGAACAACAATCAAGAATAGCTGATTCCGATACTAATGCTTTTTATAGGTATACTGATACTATATTTCAGTCATAGGATCCTATAATATCTGCTATGGCAAAAGCTTATGATGAAGTAGTATCATAGACTAGAGTACAATATGTAGATAAGTATAGACAATTGGCTGATCTTACTAAAGAATTACATAAAACATTAGGTGTAACAATAGCATCAGATCCTAAGAAAGTGTATGATTTTATGATTGAATATACTTCTAGCGGGCCAAGATTGATTAAATAGATGCCTTCATCTTTCGATGATGCTTATTTAGAGGCTAAAGAAGAAATAGACAAGGATCCCAAGTATATACTTCCAGAATAGAGAAGTGAAGCTTTAAGAGCGTGGTTGAATAAAAATGCTCCTATAGTAGATAAAGAAAGACTTAATCGAGCTAAGCTTGATTTATTCGATAAAATGTTATAGGAAGATGATATCACTGAAGAAGAGCATAAGATACTTGTGGAAAATGAAAAATCCAAAAATAGAAGGAAGGGTGTATATACTTTAGCTTCAGAAAGTAAGATAAGTAGACAAGCTGCAGAATTGGTTCAGCAAGAAATGTCTAAACTCATTTGGCAGTATAGAAAAATAGATCCTAAATTGTATCCTAATACTAAGTGGGATAATTTATCAAAACTTAGAAAGACCAATCCTGATGATATTAGAATACGATTTTATGATTTTATATATTCCTTATCAGAAGAAGGAGATGCGGGTGTAGCTAAAAGATATAAACTAAATGGTAGGTTACCTGGAGTATCATTAGACATGATGGAAAGGGTTAAATCTGGGCAGAATATAGCTAAGGCGGCTCTAAGAGATGCAAAGAGACAAGTAATTAGAAATGAGGATGATACTCATCTTGGTTCTTTTGCATTATCTGATGAATTAGATAGACCTATAGACTTTGTTCCAGTATTCTATACAGCTAGATTAGAAGAACAAGATCAATCTTATGATATACCTAGCATATACAATAAATGGTTTGCATCAGCTTTAAACTATTATAATACTACTAAAGTGATGGCTCAATTAGAATTCACTAGACATGTTGTTAATAGTCGTAGAACTAAAATAACTGATAGTAAAGGTAGAGCTATAAAGAATTACTTAGAGAAGAAATTCCTTGATGAAAATCCTAATTCTTCTATTAATGCTTCTGATGTAGTAAAAGATACTTCTAATTTAGCAGATTAGTTAAATGATTGGTTCTAGCAAGTAATATATCAGAAATCAGATGCTGATCTAGGTATAATAATGGGAGTAGACGCTGCCAAATTAGTAGATTTACTATCTAAGTATACATCATTATCTATAATGGGTGTTAACTACATAAGTATGGTTAACAATGTCCTTATGGCAGAGACTCAACAAGCTATCGAAAGCTTCGCAAATAGATATGTATCTGCTAAAGCCTATACTAAAGCTACAGGTGAATATGCCAAAGACCTTCCAAATATACTTGGTGATATAGGAGCTACTAAGGCTACAAGTAAAGTTAACTTATTGAATGAACATTTTGGAGTATTTACAGATTACACTGAGGGTGATTTCCAAAATAAGCTTAGATTTACAAGATTGTTTAATACCTCTGCCTTATATGCTACTAACAATTTAGGTGAACATGAAGCTCAATCTCGTTTTCTGATAGCTTCGTTGATAAATAGAGAAGCTAAGGACAGAAACGGGAATGTAATAGGAAGCGTATACGATTATTTTTATGTAGAAGACGGTAAGCTTAAATTTGATAAGGATGGAGTAGTAGCAAACTTTAGTCCAGATGAACAAAATTAGTTCTCAGCTAGAGTAAGAGCTTTACTTATGCAAATGCACGGTAATTATGCTCCTCATACTAAAGTGGCTTTATAGAGATGGGGTCTTACACGTTTAGCTTTAATGTTCCGTAAATGGATTATACCTGGTATTAGAAGAAGATATTCTACAGAATACTATGATAATGTGATTGATGATTGGCAAGAAGGATATTATCGTACTGGTGCTAGATTCATTAAGAACAAAGTAGGTTCTTTCTTTATGAAATACAAAGATGAAGCAAGAGCATTAGAAATGGCATCAAGTGCAGATTGGAGTACAATGACCGAATTTGAAAAGTATAATGTAAAAAGGTTTGCTATTGATGCTGCATTCTTAACCGCTGCTATTATACTTACTGCAGTACTTACTAAACTGAAAGATGACGATGACGACGAAGATATGAAGATATTTTGGTCTAATATGGCTTATCAAACTTATCGTCTTAAGACAGATATTGCATTTTTCTTTAATCCTGCAGATGCTCTTAAGATTGTTCAATCTCCTATTCCTTCTTCTTCACTTATTAAAAGCTTTACTAATTTTATGGGTCAGATTATTAAAGATCCTACTGAGAAATATGTACGTGGAGAATGGAAAGATCATTATAAGCTTGAAAAGCAATTCTTTGATTTGTTACCTATAGCGAGACAACTATATCGCTATCAAGATATTGCAAATGAGATGACATTATTACAATCTAAATAATATTAAAGTAGCTTAGAAAAGAACTTGCTTACTATCATCATTATAGTTTATTATATAAAGACAAAGGCTAAGGATTAATTTCCTTAGCCTTTTTTTATTCCTAATATGAGGACATATATATTAGGAATATTTACAGGAACAATTGAATCTATAGAAATATAATGCCAGAATCATCTGGCATTATTTCTTCTGGAATTACTTCATAGATATCAGGTGGTGGTAACATTTCGCCATTATCTTGTACTCTGGCTTGTTCAAATACTTTATTACCACATCTGCAGCTCTTATTAAATAAAGCGTATGTGAAACTTTTAGAACTTAAATTCCAAAAGCTTAATACTTGCTGTTTCAATTCAAGGCTACATTGACTATATCTTCCTTCTTTAATACAATTATAATCTTTCTTGTACTTGTTAGGTATAGTAAATACAAATATATAATATGTATCTTCATCATCAATATAGATGAACTTACTATAAAAATACTTATTCTTTGTTAGAAAGAATAGATTCTTATAGTAAGTATCATCGAATTCATCAATACGGAACATTAGAAATATGTGACTATCTAAATATGGTTTATCCTTCATTGCCATAAAGGCATTTATGAATCTACCATAGGAATTCCAATATATAGCTTGTCCAAAATCACTAAACTTCTCATTCTTCTCCGCTAACATAGGCAGAAGAAAACGAGTACTTATAGTTCTTTTTCTATTACTACCAAATACATCTACATAATTCATAGCCTTTCAGTACCATCCCCCTCATAATAGCTAAGAGTATGCTCCCAGTTATTAGTTCGATAATGGTATGAAAGTTCTGTTAATGCATTGATAATGATGGTTTTTTGAGAGTCTAACTCTGTTTCATTAAACATATCAAATACTCTCACTTCATAGCTGCCATTTGTTTGAATAGCAACTATATAGGCTTCACAGTCGTAATCTGAAATATCAATATCTTGATCTTTCATATACCAAGTAATAGCTAATAAATAATAAGCTATTTGTCTGTAATAGCCAAATTCTTCTACAGAATGCTTAAAGTTATAAACATCTGAAGTAGTCTTTAAGTCAATTAGAATAATCTTCTTATTGACATGATCGAATATACATCTATCAAGTAAAGACTTGCAAGGTGCATACCAAATCTTATCTTCATCCATTTTAAGACTATTAGTCATAATAGGAAGTGTCCAGTTAATATGAAACTCATTATGAGATTCTACTCCTGGTATATCTGTTAGTAATTCTTTTGCTTTCTTATGATTATCAATGTTAGACTTAATTGTCTTTAACATATTCAAATCAGCAAAGGAAATTACTTTTCTGTTATCTTTTTCATTTCGTAATACTTCTATATAGTCAGCATAACGAGTACATAGCTCTGTAGCTTCTTTTAAGACGATTTCAGAGCTTTTTGAGTTGCTATATGCAGATTTATATGCAGCAATCTTCTTATCGTCTTCTATGAGCTCTAATGAGTTTGCATAGTTCTCACAGAAATCTTTTTGTTGTTTTACTTTAGGTACTTCATAATCTAAAATAATATAATCCTTCCAAAATTCATCTGGTTGAAGTATATATTCATGAATCATAGTACCTTTCTCTAATTGTGGTAACTTTAATCCTTCTTCTTTACCGTCGAGCATATTACGGAAATACAAAGGACCTTTTTTCAGAAACCAACCAATAGAAGAATTTGATATTCTCGTGTTATCTTCATAATACGGTTTATCAATTATCATTCTCTTCCTTGTTTAATTCTATAGTTACTATTTTAAGTCTTTCTCTTTCTAAATAACTGTCAGTTAATATACTACAGTTATGTTGATTAAGATGACCATAGGATATACCATTATGCCAATGCCCAAAGAAATGATGCTTATACTTACCAAAACAGTAATGTTCAAGCTTCTCATTATAATTAGGATTTTCATGTGTGATTAGAATATCACATTCAGGTATATTTTCATACGGACATTTATACTCATCATATTCATGATTAGTATCCTCAAATGCCCATTTTTGCCAATGTATAGGAGCTATCCAGGGAGTACCATAGAAGGTAACTCCTTCATATTCATAGAGTTCATCAATAAGAAATACTACTTTATCATCAGTAAGTATAGATATCTTATCTTTGAATTGCTGAAGTGTAATATCTTTATCTAAACTATCATACAATCGTTCGATATAGATATCATGATTGCCAGGTACTACTATTACTTTCTTACAAGGAAGTTTATCTACCCAGTTTACAAAAGTAACACTCCACCATTTATCTGATTCATCGCTATCTCTTTGAACAATTAACTCTACTACATCACCAGCTATACATAGTACATCACACTCAGGTATATTAGGTAGATTACCATGTAAATCACTAATTGCACATATTTTCATATTGCAAATTTTTTGTTAGTTTATATACTAATAATGTATAGAAAATCAACATCCTTTCAAATGTTTTATTAACTCATCTACTTGTTTTTGATTATGAACTATGTAAAATTTTACATCAATTTCACGTCTATACA